CAAGTAGCGTTGATCTCACACCTTACGAAACGACTGGCTATGCACGTACATGCTACGTCACGACTGGCGAAACGGGATCGTTTGCAACTTTAAGTTCTATTTTTGAAACTGGTAACGGTATAAATTCACATGCTTTAAAAAATGCAAATAACCAAGCAATTGGAAGCTACGCTTTAGCAATTGGTTCTGGAAACATAGCTTCTGGCAACTATTCGCAAACATTTGGCTCAAATATTATTACAAAACAGCATGGAGAAGTAGCTTTTTCGAACGGTAAATTTTCTGAAGATGGAGATTCTCAATATTCTTTTGTAATAGGAAGAGTTGCAACAACAAATTCTTCGGCAACCAAAATTCTCATCAATGGACAAGATTCAATCATAAATTTAGATTTAAGAAATCACATATTATTTACCGCAAACATTGTTGGTGCTGGTAATGGTAAATATGCTTCGTTTGAATTGAAAGGAATGATTAAAAGATCAAATACTGAATCTGTTTCTTTTGATTCTATTGATTTTACTAATAGTGTTTCAAAAGTAATTTTTGCGAGAACGAATTCTAGTTATGATGTTAATGCTATTGCAAGTAAAACTGATGGATCTTTAAAGATCGAAGTGATTGGAGACTCTTCAAGTCAAATGAGATGGTTGGCTAAAATAGATCTATTGAAAATTAATTCAATTTATTAACACTCCTAGTGTAAAACCTATATAGTATGGCCATAAAGTTTAATCATGTAACAAATACAATCTCTTTTACGTCTGGCGCTTGCTCGTCGTCATTTGTTGATTCTTCAGCTACTGGAATTTTTGAAACAACTGGTTATGCGCGTACATGCTATGTAACTAATGGGCAGACTGGTAACTTTGTAACTACGTCGCAAACGGGCGTATTCGCACTCTCCGCTAATACTGGTAACTTTGTAACTACGTCGCAAACGGGCGTGTATGAAACGACTGGCTATGCACGTAATTGTTACGTAACTACTGGACAGACAGGAAGTTTAAATTATGTTAAATGTCCATCTTCTCCAAGTGCTGGCTGTGTGATTTGTTATGATGGATCAAACTGGGTTGCTGGCACTTCCGCTGGCGGTGGTGGTGGCGGAACTACATTACCAAATGGTTCTACCGAAAATTCTGCATTATGCTGGAATGGTAGTTCTTGGACTACTGGACAAACCTATGTTGCGACTGGACAAACTGGTGATTTTAATCCATTTATTTCTGATACTGTGAATTGTAATTTAAATTATAAATATGATTTAAATATAGTTTCTAATTCTACTGGTTCCGCTATTTTTCAAGGCAACAATAACTCAATTAGTGGGCAATTAAATTCCCAAATAAATAATGGATCTTTTAATTCTATTAATACAAATGGATGTTATAACTATATAGAAAATGGTTGTTTAAATTGTGTTGTTAGCGGTTCGTGTTTTTCAGAAATTTTAAACGGTATTTGCAATTCTATATCTGGAGGGTATTTTTCTGCAATCGCAAATGGTAGTGGGAATTTAATTAGAGGAGGTTCCTCAATGGGCATATTTAATTCTCTTAGTTCGTGTATTTTGGGGACTACAGCATTTGCAAATACAATACTTGGTGGATGCACCCATGTTATGTCAAGCGTTAACAGATCTATAGTTATTGGAGGGCTTTCGAATCATATTTGCGCTAGTTCAAATGATGCTGTTATAAATGGTGGTCGCAGCAATATAATATGTGGTGCTGTAATTTCTGTACTGATAGGTGGAAATTGCAATAGATTATGTCATGGACCTGGAGCTTGTACTGCGACTGGCAGTATAATTATTGGTGGACAACAATCTGCAATTGTCGGATCTGGTTGTAGCGTTAATTTTAGCACATTGATTAATTCAGTTTCTGGATGCATTTCTTCTGGATGTATTAATACAATAATTAATGCTACATGTTCATGCATAGTTAGTGGAGCTTCAAATTCAGTAATTATTGGTTCTAGAAATACTATATCTGGTTACACAGGAGCTATTATCATTGGTTCTGGAATAACTGCAAATGCAAATAATACGTTGTTTGTTAGTAATTTACATTCTACTGGAATTATAAGTGGTGGTAGTATTTGTGGCACTGGCAATTTTGTTACAACATCGCAGACTGGAGCATTTGCTCCAGCTGTAGGAACTGGGATTTTTGTAACAACTGGACAAACTGGATCTTTTTCATATGTCAGGTGTCCAAGTTCTCCAAGTGTTGGCTGTGTTATTTGTTATGATGGTTCAAATTGGGTGGCTGGAACTTCTGCTGGTGGCGGTGGTGGAACTACATTGCCAAACGGCACATCTGCAAATTCCGCTTTATGTTGGAATGGTAGTGCTTGGACAACTGGACAAACTTATGTTGCTACAGGTGCAACTGGTAATTTTATAAATACATCTCAGACAGGAGGATTTGAAACAACTGGCTATGCGCGCTGTTGTTATGTAACAACTGGTCAAACTGGAAATTTTGGTGGAGGAGGAACTACGCTTCCTAATGGAACAGTTGCAAATTCTGCGATATGCTGGAATGGATCAGCGTGGACTACTGGACAAAGTTACGAAACAACTGGCTATGCACGCCGTTGTTACGTAACAACTGGTCAAACTGGAAATTTTTTAACTACAGCGGAAGTGCAAACTGGAAATTTTGCATTATTAAATCCAACTCCAATATCTACTACTTCTACAAATTATACTTTGGGCTTATCTGATAATGGAAAACCAATTATATTTAATACTAATGTTGTTACAAGTTTATTTGTTCCTCTTAATTCTGCAATTTCTTTTCCGTCTGGAGCCCAATTAACAATATTTCAAAAAGGAACTGGAATTGTGAATATAACTGGAAATGCAGGCGTTTCAATTTTATCAAATGGAAATAGATATAATTTAGTGGGTCAATATTCAATGGCTTCTCTTATTAAAATAACCACTAATGAATGGGCCTTGGGTGGCGATTTAACAGTTTAATTTTATGCCATTAAATACTTTAGGATCTTTATCGGGAAGTAGATCTAGATCACTGCCGCCTTATGCAATAAAAAGGCAACCTCAAAATTTGCAAAAAGTAGTAAATGATCCAAATCCAAAATTTTTTGTTGAAGTGGCATCTAGAGTTGCAGTTAATTTAAATTATCAATGGAAAAGGGGTACTTCTTTATTGAATTTAACGAATATTCTTAATGCTAATAGTTCTTCATATTCTCCTCAAGATGATGCCGTTGGTGTTTATTATTATCAGTGTGAAATATCTTCATCAATTTATTCTACAATTCAAACGGAAATTAAAACATTTATTGTGAGTAATTTTTGGACTGCTAGAAATTCTGAAAGAAGTTATACTGCAATTGCGATGAGTAACGACGCAACAATACAAACTGCAACCGCTACAGTTCCTTATACTGGTGATAAAATTTATGTTTCAACAAATTCTGGAGTAACTTGGACGGCAAGAGATAGTAATAGAAATTGGTATGGCATAGCCATGTCTTCAAATGGAGTTAGGCAAGCTGCAATAAATAGAGATGGAAGAATTTATCTTTCTACAAATTCTGGAACCACTTGGGGATCGACAATAGGATTTGATAGAGTTTGGACGAGCGTGGCAATGAATCAAGATGGATCAATTATAGTCGCAACCACTAATGGATCACAAGGCATTCCGACTAGTAGAGTTTACATATCTTTGAATTCTGGATCTACTTGGACTGCAAAAGATCCAGCTATAGTAAATCCAACTACGCAATTTGAATATGATAGAAATTGGAATCAAGCTTCAATATCTGCAGATGGAACTAAAATAATTGTTGTTGGTGGAGCTTATGAGTACTCCTATTCAGGAGGTGTATTTCTTTCCGTAAATAGCGGAAGCACCTGGACACAAATATTAAATCTTACTGGTTTATCATATATAATAACGCAAATTAAGATATCAAGGGATGGAAATTTAATTTCCTACATAACTAATGACAAAAAAGTTTACAAAAGCACAAATTCAGGAGTTACATGGACAAGTGTTAATTTAGTAGATCCAGATGGAGCAACTAATTGGTGGCCTTCATCAATTTCACTATCGCTTGACGGTTCAAAACAATTTATTTCAACCTTCATGATAAATGGACAAGGATATAGCGATCGATCTAATATATTATTTAAATCTTCTGACTATGGAAATTCTTGGACAAAGCAATATATTGAATGGCCTTACACATGGACTGGTTCTGATATATCTTCTGATGGCTCAAAACAAACTATAATAGCAGGAAGAATATTTACTTCTAGCGACTCTTCTACAAGAGTTAATCCTGCAACCCAAATTGGAGAATCGTTAGAAAAATCTACATCAAATGATGTTGCAGATATTAATAATGCAGGAGATAGATTAATTTTGGGAAATTTTCGGGCTCCCAACAATTTATTTGGTTGGGCAAAAGTTTATTCTTGGAATGGCGCAAGTTGGGTTCAATTAGGCTCAGATATTACTGAATTAATTTCAAACCAAACTCAAGACAGCTCTTTTGGTTCGGGCGTTGCAATAAGTGGAGATGGAAATACAATAGGAATTTATGCATATAAATATGACACTACTGCACGCATATTAACTTTTTCTTGGGATGGAGAAAAATGGAATAAAATTGGATCAACTTTAAATATTTCTGGACTTCCTTATGGATCGGTAGCTTACGGCGGAAAAATTATATTTAGTTCTTCTGGTAATAAAATGGCGGTTCAAAATTATAGTGTGCTTGGCAGCGTAAATGCTTATTCTTGGAGTGGATCAGATTGGGTACAGCTTGGCTCAACAATGAGTGGAGGAACTGTTGATAGTTTTGCTAAAGATATAGCCATGAATAATTTGGGAGATAAAATAATTATTGGAGATTATCTTAATGACGGTGGAGGTACTAGTGGATCTAAGAGAGGTAGAGTTTTAATATACTCTTGGAATGGCTCAGATTGGGTACAATCTATTTTAAATGGATCAACTAATAATGATTCATTTGGAATGAAAGTTTCAATTAATGGCGATGGCACTAAAATAGTTGTAGCTTCAAATGCTGGAATTATAAGATCGTATTCTTGGAATGGTTCAGCTTGGATTCAAATTGGTTCTGACATTAATTTATCCTCTTTATTGCCTATTGATTACGATAGATATATTGATATAAATGATAATGGCGATAAAATTGCTATTGGATGTCCAAATGCTGACTATTCAGGATTTACTACTGGCGTTACTAAAATTTATTCTTTAGTTTCTGGAAACTGGGTGGAAAATGCTATTGATATCACATCATCGATAATGCAATATTCAGGAAAATCTGCAAAATTTAATTCTACTGGAACCGTACTACTTTCTATGGGAAATACTTTAGCTAAGGTATATTCTTTACCTTAAAATATTACTGACCCATTAATTTCATCATTTGTTCCATATTTAAAGATCCACCATTCTTTTTTATTTCTTCAGAAAGGGAAACTTTTCTAGCAGATGGATCTAAAATATCCAAGTCTTTTGAAGTTGCGCCAAATACTGCAGTCGCACCATCTTTTGCTTGAGATTGAAAATTTTCTCTATTTTTCTTTGAATCAACAAAGTCAAAAATAGCTTTAGGATCTTTTCTTACATCATCTGGAATATCGTCGTGATATTGAAAAATATTATTAAATATTCTTCCATATAATAATAATTTCATTTGATATGCGGTTAATTCGTGAATAAATTTACCAAAGAAATTATATGGATTTTCACAAGCTGAAAGATATATGTTGAAGAAATCTTGTAATACTATATTTTGAATATTTAGATCCGATAAGTCGCTTGAAATGCGGAAGTAAGTTTTACTAAGTTCTGAAATTTCATCCGAAGTTAAAATTCCAAAATCTTCATCTGAGTATTTTAATTTATTTAAATTATAATCTTCGTATATTAATGTGCGTAAGAATTCTTCGTTTGCCATTTTGTTGGCGTATGATTCCGCGCTAGTTCCGACTAATTCGTTTTTTCTAGAGAGAAGAAAGTTTAATTCGCTTTCTTGCTCATTAATTGTTTTTTGATGAGCTTCTTTTTGCGATGGAAGAAAAAGTTTTTCTTTTGTTTTTTTCAAATTAGAGATATAACTTTCTAATTCTGATATTTTTAGATCATCATTTGCAGACCAATCGCCATCATCTTTCAGTCTTTTATAAATCTGCTCTTCAGTTTCTATCCCTCTTTTGATTGCAACTCTCTTATACTTTTCGTAAAAAACCCCTATACAATTTTGGTCACGAATTGTAAAGTGACGAAAAAACAACCTTTGACCGTTAAGATCAAAGGCTGTTCTTCCATCAAATATGTCTATTAAACTACTAGATAATGGATTATAATTCACCAGCTTCTATTTTTTTATCAAGATCTTCAAAATCTTCTTTTGTTGAAGCTTGATTGAAGAACCAAAAGGCAATTAATGTAGAAACTTTTTTTGAAATAACGCCATAATGCTCATCTGGAGATTCTTCTTTTAAATAAAAGTTTTGAAGTTTTTCCTCAAAATCAGTTCCTTGAAAATAAGCTTTTTCTTTTTCTTCACCGTCAGATTTAACATAAGTAAGATTAAGAATATACCAAAGCAATAATTTATTTTGAGCTTTTGAATCTGCAGTATGATCAAAGAGAGATCTGTAGTTAGATTCAATATCAATAATTTCTTTGCGAGTTTTTGTAAGGTCTTCTAATACTGCATCAATTTTTTCTTTATTTTCTTTCTTTTTAGTGGAACTTTCTAGGCGAATATTTTCATTTTGAAGATCGTAGATTTTCTTATATAGATCCACTAATTTTTTAGATTCATTTTCGGAAAGCATTCCGCCAGTGTCCGAATACTTTTTTGCTAACATGGCTTTTGTGAGAATGCCCTTTTTAATGCATTTACTCATTTCAACGCTATATTCTAAATCAGCTTCTTCGATTTGGCGACGGGTTGGCTTCTTTAGAGAAACTTGAAAAGGCACTTTTTCTATTACCTTTTTCATTACAATAATTTCCTCTTTCGTTTGTTCGTCTACTCTTTTCTCCTCTACTGTATTTTCCTTTTCTGAAAAAAGCGTAAAATTATATAAATTTTTTGATTCCATATTCCTTAACTTATATTAATTTTTAAATACAAAACTTACACTAAAATCATTCATTTCTGTGTCAAATGATCTAATTGCTTCATTACCTAAATCTAAAACTCGCTTTCTAATTCTTGACATCTTTTCTTCATCAAATGTATCCGCATTATCAATTACATAATGATATTCATATGGTATTTCTGATTTAATTTTTTTTAAATATTGATCATGTTCAAATTTTAAATCTTCAATAAGCATTAAGTATTGCTTAAAAAGTTGACTTGTTGATTTTGATGATTTTTTTGCTAAAGATTCTTTTGCGTTCATACCTTGTACCTATTTTATAATAAAATTAAAAGTGTAAATATAAATATGTCAGGCTTTTTAACGGAAAATCAAAAAGATAATATTAAAGATATTATCGATAGAATTCATGATACTTTTGCTAGGCAAATTACTGTTTATAAATTTGGACAAAAAGTCGCTATTGCAACAACTAATCAATACAATGCATTATACAAAACAAATGCAACTGCTAATCGTCAGCAGTTAACTCAAATTTCCAGAAATATAATGGCAAGAATTAAATATGAAAAATTTGATCAAACAAACTTTTATCAAGAAAAATCTCAAGAAAAAATTGTCATTCCAGAAGGTGCAGTTTACATAAAGGTTAATGAAGTAGACTACAATTATATTAAAGATGCTAAAACTATAGAATTAGATGGAAAAACTTTTGCCATTAGAAGTCCTGGAAAACCTGAAGGGATGTTCGGGCCTCAGTATTATCAATTTTTATTAATACCTCTTGAGAATTAACAATGAATGAAATTAAAATTAATTCTGCTTTAAGAAAAAAAATAAAAACTATTGCAATTAAAGAAGTCAAACAAAGAAAAAATAAAGACGTTCAGCAAATTGCACAGAAAGTGAAAGATGAAATGATAGCTGAGTTTTTAAAACATCCAGTTACAAAAGAGTTATTAGAAAAAAATACAGCTCAAAATTATAGTCAAACTTTAGTTGGATATGGAAATTTATATTCATTCATAGGCTTTGATTATCCAGAAGATCCAATAGTTCCAATTTTAGAAGTTTTAAATGCGACTAAAATAGATTTAAGATTTAATGGAAATAATCTTTTTTTATATGTTAAAATACCAACTCCAGAAGATATCTGGGCGGTAACGCCAATGCCTTGGGCAGATGGAAGAAGTTGGGCAAAAGGTATTGAATCTGGTATTTCTGGATTAAATTTTTACTTATCAATTCAAAAAGCTGGAATGAAAGCATTAAGAGCTTTCGAGGATTCTAGGTCTGGAGCTGCAATTCAGTCAAGCAAAACAATATCTCCATCTGCAAGATATAATCCAACTCAGTATATAAGCACTTTATTAAAAAAATATAAAACAAAATTCTCTTCAATAGGAAAGAAGAGTAAAAACATATTTACAGAAGTAACGCCATTAGAATAATGAAACCTCAATTCCAACATAAACTCGCGACATCTTACTTGCTTTGGTTTGAGAATTTCTTCATGAAGAAATCAGAAGCTTATTCAATAAAAACTGGGATATTTACTCATTTTGTAGATGATAGATTGCCAGTTGAGTATGAAAGTTTTGGTAGTCAATATAAGCAAATGGTTTACGACTCTTCTTTGCCGAATATTTATATACCTTCTGGTATATATGTTGACAATAGCTTTGTAGCTTTTGAAAGAGATAAGTATATGCTTGATTTTGATAATGGTAGATTTATCGCAAGCGGAGTCTCAAGTGGGAGTGCTGTTACAGGGCAATTTACAGTCAAAGATATAAACTTTTACTATACAAACGACACGGAAGAAAATATTGTTTTAAATGTACAAGAAAAAATAAACCAGAGCGTTTCGAATGTTCATTTAGATTACTATCAACCTTACGAGCAAAAAATTCCAGCAATTTACATGTCAAATGATAGCATGAAAAACAAACCCTTTGCATTTGGCGGCATGAATGAAACTTTAACAAAAGCGAGGGCAACTATTATCGCAAACAATAGTTACGAATTAGATACTGCGTTGTCTATTTTTGCAGATTCATATAATGAGAATATTTCATTAGTTGAATTCGAAGCTCATCCATTCAATGAATATTCTAGTTTAAAAACTGGATATTATTCTTACGAAGATATAAAATCTACATATCCAAAAGAAATTTTTGTAAAAGAAGTTTATACGTCTAAACTTTCGGATAAATTAAAACAAAATTTATTGAAAGATTTATATATCGGCTTTATAGATTTTGACTTATCTATTTTCAGATATAGATCTTAATTTTTCACATTTAAAATAGTAAACTGTAAAACCTAACAAATAAATTTTTAATATTATGTCACGTAATCGCGTAATTTATCAAAGTGAAGCTCTATATGTCAGCAAACATATTAATTCCACTGGTAGTGGAGAGCATGCTCAATTAAGAAGAGTTCAAAGTGCAAATTATAATTTCAGCATTGAACGTCAAGATGTTAACCAATTTGGTCAATTAGCACGTATTGACGCATTGGTTCTTAAATCTCCTACCGTTTCTTTAGATTTTACATATTATCCAACTGATGGATATAATGAAAAAGCGCTAGGATTTTATGTTCAAAACCTAGCCAGAGGGGATGCTCCAGAAGCAAACTTTGCTTCTGGTCAAATGGCTGGATCAAGTGGACAAAATTTTTATATCGTTACTGCAGAAGAGGGTTCTGATTTAAATACTCTTACTGGAGAGTATGCACTTTCTGGAAAAAATACTATTGCAATCGGAAACGGTTACTTGAGCAATTATACATTTAATGCAAGCGTAGGAAATCTTCCAACTGCCTCCGTTACAATTGAAGGTTTAAATATTAAATCTTCAGTAATACTTGGAACAACTGGCAATGGAGATTCTGGAAATTTCGTACTTTCCCCAACAATTAATCCTATTTCTGGATCTGAAATAGCTCTCACTGGTAGAATTCCGAGTCCAGAAGAAACAACTGGAAAAAATGGAACTGCTTATATTGCTGCATTACGTCCAGGTGATATCACTTTAAGTTTTGGCGATTATACTCTAGGCAGTGTCGCAACTGGCGCTCCAATCTCAACTCTTGATGGAGAAAATGGAATTAATATTCAAAGCGTATCAATTGCGCTTCCATTAAGCCGCACTCCAATTGAAAGATTGGGTTCTAGATTTGCATTTGCTAGGGTCGTTGACTTTCCAATCGTCTCCACATTAAATGTGAGTGCGGTGTTAAATGAAGTTCAAGCTAAAAGTGTAGCTCAAATGTTAGATGATAATAAAAAGAGGGATATTACGTTAACGATTAATAAGAACTCTAGTGAAAAGGCTCTCATCTTTAAATTTAAAGGTTCGCAATTACAGAGCGAGTCGTTTTCATCAAGCATCGGCGCAAATAAAACTGTTGATCTTGTCTTTCAAACTCAAGTCGGTGGTCCGACAGATACAAAAAATGGTATTTATTTGTCTGGAACTTATACAGATACGTTAGCTGGAAAATGGGGTTTAGCGTAAATAGTTACTACTTTAATTATAAAAAAACCCGCCTTCAAAAGAGGCGGGTTTTTTATTTATTGTGTAACTAATATAAAGGATTAAGGAATGGCAGAAGATATTCGTTTATCAGTAGGAGCGGACACAACGCAAATGGAATCGCAGATAGCTAACGCTGCGCGTAAGGCTACTGTCGTAATTAGACCAACTATTGATTCAAAAGGTCTTGAAAAGATTAGCGCTCCACTTGGTAGAATTACTGGTCAAGCAGACGAATTCTCAAAATCGATGGAAGCTGCAAACGCTCGCGTACTTGCGTTCGGCGCATCTGTTGGAGTATTAAATGCTGTAGCAAAAAGTTTTCAGAATATAGTTACTGCTAGTACTCAAGTTGAAGCTTCACTTAAAGAAATTCAAGTAGCCACTGGAGAAACAAGCGGTAATTTAGAAAAGCTTGGAAAGGGAATATTTGAAGTCGCAAGATCTACTGGGCTATCTTTTAAACAAGCATCTGAAGCTACGTTAGAATTTGCTCGTCAAGGTGGAACTTTAGAAGATTCCTTGATGAAGGCAAAGGCGGCACTAGTATTGACAAGAACTACTGGCTTGGATGCAGCAGAGGCAGTAAAGGGTCTTACAGCTGCTGTATTGTCATTTAATCAAGTTGGTTTAGATTACGAAACTGTCGTAAATAAACTTGCTGCAGTTGATACTAAGTTTGCAGTTAGTTCTAGAGATTTGATTGAAGGCATTTCTCGTTCAGCTTCTGTTGCCCAAGAAGCTGGAGTTTCGTTTGATGAATTAACAGCTTTAATTACAACATTGCAAGAAAAAACTGCGCGTGGTGGAGCTGTAATTGGTAACGCTTTAAAAACAATTTTCCAAAGAGTTCAGACTACCGAAAATCTTGATTATATTAGAAATTTAGGCATCGCAGTAAATGATGTTAGTGGTGACATTCTTCCTGCTACTACAATCATTAAAAAACTTGCAGATGAATTTCAAAATTTAGATTCAGCAACAAGAAAAGGTCTTTTGATAAAGATTGGTGGTGGTTTTCAAATTGATAAATTAGCTGCACTTCTTAATGATATATCAAATGCTAATGGCACATTCAATAGAAGTTTAGAGCAATCATCTAACGCTGGAAATCAAGGTTTTAAAAAGTTAGATGAACTAAATAAAACAGTTCAAGCTTCATTTGATAGGCTGACAACTTCTGGAACTCAGTTTGCCGCAACCATTGGTAAGGTTGCTTTTTCAGATGATTTTAGATCTATTTTAAATAAGACCTCTTCTTTTCTCGAATCTTTAAATGAAAGTATTTCTGGTGGAGAAGAAGGTGGCGCAACAATCGGGAAGGCGATTATTAAAGGAGTAGGTGCAGTTATCACAGGTCCAGGTGCTCTTTTAATTGCTGGTCTTGGTATTAAACTTTTTGGTGATCTTGCTAAATTTGGAGTTGACAGTTTAAAGAATCAACTCGGCGTAACTAATGTTAAAAAAGAACAACAAGATATAGAAAAATCCATACTGGGTTTATTGCTTCAAAATACAGCAGTTCAAAGTAAAATTGTTTCTCTGGAAGGCAATAAAACCGCACAAGCTGAATATCTTTTAGGTTTATATTCTAAACAAGCTGCAACCTTGGAAAAAATGTCCAAACTAAGTAAGGACATTGGGCCATCAGTTTATCAGGGTGGAATTAGATTAACTGAGGAAGGCACAAAAAACGTTAAATCAAAAACTGCTGCTGGTGGCTACATGTCTAAAGATGCTGCCAGAAAAATGGAAATGCAAGAAGCTCCCGCTGGCGCTTCCATAAGAGAAATTTCTAATTTTAATTTTGGCCCAACAGAGGGCAGAGGAACGATGATTGTTAACTCAATGGAGTCAGTACATAAGACTCCAATGGGAGATTTTGTTATTCCATCTTACTCTAAAACTAGAACTGGAAAGCCAACTTTATTTTCGGCTTCTGGATATGTGCCAAATTTTGCGGAAGAAAAGCAAAAAGAAAATCTATTAAAAAATTTAAACATTGATGGCGGTGCTTATTCATTCGCTGGATTAACTATAGGCGGAACTGGCTCTAAGGCTGTTAGAGCAAAAGAAGTAACTCCACAAGTTCTTTCGCAAATCAAAGACCCAGTTTTATCAGAAGCGTTATCTAAGTATAGCAAACTTAATTTTTCAAACGTAAATGTCGGAAACATTTACAGAAGGCGTGACGAGAATTTAGATTCTCTTGAAGCAAGCGAACAGGACATCAAAAATCATTTTGTCAAAAAGGCAAACGACGCTTTAAGTCCCCAAATAGGAACTTTCATAAAAGATGAACTAAGTTCATTGGGTATAAAGCCAACTGCAACAATGCAGTTGATGATGAACAGGGGCAAAAAATTTGATTTAGTTAATGACAGCATGGCGGGAACATTTTTCGAGACGATGCTCAAAATGGCAAACATGTCTGCTGAAGATGAAAATTTTGGTCAGTTTTTCAACGACTCAAATAGTAGATTCGATATTTATGGATTAAAGCCAGACATTGCAGAGCAATATGGATTGCCTAAAAAGTTTTGGGAATATGTTGAAATTAAATCTTCCGAAAAAGCTTTAAATGACGAGTTGGGTACAAAATTTATACAGCAGCTTTCTCAGTCTGGAGGTGAATCTTTAAAGTCTAAATTTTTAGCTCAAGCAAAAACTGGAGCTGGAGGATATGTGCCAAATTTTGCAAAAGAAAAAATTTCTGCCCTTAAAAAGGGGGGCAAAGGTGGTGGCAATTTAGGATTTTATTATGATGATGGAGCTAAAGAATCTGATGATTATTTAGAATCTGGAAACGTAACAATAAAAAGAAAAAAGAATAATAAAAATGCAATTGCGTATAGGAGCGATGCAAAGGAATTAATTAATGACGCGAGAAAAATAGGCAGTTATTCAAACATTAAAAATACTTATGGATCTTATTTAAGCCCTAAATTTGAATATGATAAAATTTTAGATCCCAACACAAAAGAAAGTTCTTTGGGTGGTTTAATTAGCAATTTACAGGGAGCGATTGCAGAAAAGGAATTTAAGGATCAATTTGCCGCTTATGTAAAAGTAGAAGATTTTAATGCTGGAATCGATTTTCATGATAGCAATAAAAAAAGATTAGTAGAAATAAAAGCAAGAAGAGCTGCTCTGGGACAAAAAGAAGCCAATAACAAAGTTTTAGCTTTTTTAGGCTCTGAAGAAAAAGGACAAAGAAAAAATAATCAATCTGAAAATTTAGATTCTTTATTGAAAGATATTGATTTTACAGTTTATGAATCTAATTATGATTTAAAAACAGCAGCAAAAGGTTATGTTCCCAATTTTGCGGGAACTACTAATTTTGAAGGTTCCGCATCTAGATACGGTTATAAAATCGGTCAAGTTTACAATAAAGGCGAAGAAGCAATTAAGGCCACATTTAATAATCCAACTACAGCTTTTAGTGGAACTGTAACTGGTAAAGAATCTTACGGGCGTAAATATGGAGTCACTGTTGATGAAAAAGGAATTATCGCTTCAATTTTAGGAAATAATACTTTTGTTGCTGGAAAGGATCAAAGAAGAGTGTTAGAAAGTTTGGCCACCAGATTAAGTTCGCAAGGAGCAATGGTAAAAGGATCTGGATTTAATATAGCTGGTCTTCAAGGAGGAAGACTAGCAACGAATCCAGATCAAGTAATAACTGCTAACATAAAAGGAAAATTTAAAAAAATTGATTATGAAAAACTTGATAAAATATTCCCCCGATTCTGGAAATCAAAAGGTTTAGGAGATGTCTGGGAAAAGACTAAACTCGCTGCTACGTACAAAGCCTCTCCAACCAGTTATTCTGAAATTATAAAAGATCGCCCAGATTTGCAAGAAACTTTAAGTTCTTCAAGCTTGCTTAGACAAAATAACACATTGCTGAGAGATGCTGCAGTAGAAGCTGTTTTAAAAAGAGATCCAAGTGTTGCTGGATTTTTAGTTGATATAGCTAATAGCGGTGATGAAGCTTTTTTAAAGCAACAGGGGTATGGCGGCGCAGGTATTAAATATGCAATGCCGTTTTCTGGTAAGCCTTTTTCAGATATTGAAAATAAAGCCGTAAAAGAAGAAGAATACAAGTTAAGAAAAGAATATCAACAAAAAGGTGTATTCTACGGAGATTTCTTGGCTGAGAAAGAGAAATATTTAAAGTTTGGAAAGAATTGGAAATATGCTTCTGGAAGAAAATTCTTGCAACCAGATGGAGCTAAAACTGCAGCAAAAGGTTATGTTCCAAATTTTGCAAGTGGAGATGTTGATGGTGATGGAATAGTAACTAGAAACGATCCATTTATAAAAAAATTAATGGATAGTGCGAAGAAATTCTCTCCAGTTGGAAAAGAATTGGCAAATAATATCATTGGCAACTTATTAAATTTACCTGAAGGTATAGACGTATTTGAAATAATTGAAAAATTAAAATTTGCAATGAAGGCTCAAGAGCCGTTTTCTGAATTGAACAGAATTAAAGAGCAGGCAGAATTTGCAAGAAAATATCCTAAAAAAGCTGCAAGAATAAAAGAATATTTAGAAGCTGAAGAGGCGAGAAAAAGAAATAGAACTGCTGCCAAAGGTTATATTCCAAATTTTTCAAGAGAAGCTATTTTAGATGCTATAGGTCGCGAACAAAATGAATCTGGTTTGCCATTATCTGCAATTAAGGTAGTGCAAGACTCTCGCGTGCGTGGGCCTAGGAATCCCAATGGCTATGCAGTAATAAATAATCGTGATGAGCCAGATGGTAGAGTTCCAAACTTTGCTGTTCCATCTGGCGATTTAGACCCAACTGCGGCTATAGAAGAATCTCTAAAGGGATTAAAAAATAGCTCATTAAGTCTTAATGACGCCTTTAAGAGAATTGCTGAAAATCTTAACGTAAGCGGAGAAAAGGTGGCTCAAGTTTTTGACAAGATGAATTTGAGCGGAAGTGATGTCACAAGCACTAATCAAACAGCCGCAGCAAATTCAGCTCAAAATACTAAACAGGAAACTAAAGAAGCTCAAAATAAAAAAACTACAAACGAAAAACAAAATAAAACAGTACAAGATTCTTTATACACTTTAATTAAGTGGCAAAGTGCAGTTTCTTTGGCGAGTGGAGTTATAAGTTCTTTTGGAGAGAATGGTAAAGTAGCTGCTGAAGTTTTAACTGAACTTTCTTCTATTGGTTTATTATTTACGCAAGGCAAGGAAGTATTAGAGGGGTTTACGAAAGATAGAAGTTCTGGAGCTGGAAAAGCTTTGAGGCTTGGCGGTGCTGGTAGGGACGGAGCTGCTTCACTTTCATCTTCATTATCAATAGCTGGAAACTTTGGAAGAGTTGCTAATACTGCTGGTGTTGGTGTTGGCGGGGCAATTGGAGGTATTGCAGCAGGTTTAGCTGGTCCAGCAGCTGCAATTTATGCAACATATAAAATTATTGACATGGGAAATACCATATATAAAAAATATGGAGAAACTGCGGATAGAACTGCTGATGCCCTTGGAAGATTAAATGATATACAAAAAACCTACACTTTAAATTTAACTGAAGAACAAAAAGCCAAATCTGAATCTTTTGTTAAAAGAGTTGGAACTTTTGAAGCTGCAACAGCTTTTGATAGGGCGTTTAATTTTCAAAATTTAAATCCTTTAGATAAAACTACACAAACAAAAAATGCGCTTCAGTCTTTGGGTTTAGAGGGATCTGTAAATACAGGTATTCTTTCTGGTTTAACTCAAATTGTACAGCCTGAAGCAGAAAGAGAGTTTACAACAGAAAGAAAAAAGGGCAATAAACAAATTACGCAAACTAAAATAATAGATAGAATGGTTGCTGAAAAAATAAATCAAATTGCAGAAGAATCAAAAACAAATTTTACAAATTCAAAAGAATTAGAAGATTACAGAAGGAATCCTAAAACTGCAGCTTTTGATATTGTTTCTTTAATAAATCCGCAACTAGAAAAAATCGAAAAATCAAAAGAGTACATAGATAAAGTAAGTGAATTAGACAAGTTAGTGGCCGATAAATCGATTCCAAGAGAAGATGCAAAAATGCAGTTGAGAGATTTTATTGCTCAACGAATAAGTACTGGAAAAATAGATTTTGATAAATTTTTTGCAAGTTTGCAAAAAAATTTCCAAGAGAATTCAAAAAAAGTTGGAGTAGATAATTTAGTAAAAAGTTTTATTGCTGAATCATTTTTAATTCCAGCTGAAACTTTGAAAGCTCAAATAAATACGTTTGGTGAGCTTCAAAAAGTTATTCTCTCATATACTTCTGCGGAGGAAAATAATTTAGCTCTTAAAAAAGAATTATTAACAATAAATGCTCAAGAAAAAGCAAATATTGAAACTCAATTAAGATTAAAGCAAGAAGAAAGACAAACAAATGAACAATTAGGAAATGCAGCTTTTGAATTTGTAAAAAACATACAAAATACTGCAATAACTAAATTGGGAACTTCTTTGCCAGAAAACTACAGTGCAACAAGAACTGCGGCAATGGAAAAATTTGCACAAAATGTATATAATCCGCAAACAACTGACGAGCAAAGGTTAAAATTTGCACAAGATGAAGTCAAAGCGATAAAATCTTCAGTTGACGCAAGTCAAGAAGTAAGTGCTGAAAAGCAACAATATTTAAATTATTTAGACCATGAAGTTAGACAGTTAGAATTTTCACAAAAACTTACTCGCAGTCAACAAGCCGCAAGAAGAGATATAATTCTAATAGAAAATCAAAGATTAGCAATTGCAACAAAAGACAATTTTATAGAAACAACTATAAGAGAATCTTTAACTGCAAAATTAAGCATAAATCAAAAATTATTAGATCAAGATAGGCAAAGGTTGGATATAGTTAGAAAAATAAGCGACATTCAATACGAAACAAAAACCTTGGCAACGCCAAATCAAGATCCTTCTGTAAAAGAAAGATTGGATCTAGAAAGATCATTGGCTACAAGTGGGCCAAGACAAATGGAAGATTATCAGATCCAAAGGCAGTCAGCATTATTGGCTGATAGATTAAATGCATTAAATATTGCCTTTCAAAGAGGAGCAAACGCAAACGATGTTCAAAAAATAACAGAAGCCCAAGATTATCAATCTCTAGAACAGGCGCTTCAAACAGTTCTTAATAAGGAAGCGCAAAGCATAAATGATAGAGTCATTAAAGCTGGAGACGCATTTTTTATTAAAGCGCAAGAAGCAGGAAGGGCAGTTGGAGAAGAAATATTTAAAATACTAAATTCGGTTTCTGAATCAGATATTCAAACTCAAATTAAGATTGCAAGAGGATTTGAATCATCAAATGATTATTTTGATCAAATAGAGCGTTCTAGCGCTGTTACACCAGCAGCGCGAATTGCCGCTAGTAGGGTTTTTGGAGATAAATTGCCAACTGATCCCAGAACTGAATCTGGACTTCCTGCTTCCCCTGCTACTGCACGAAATGTACTTCTTGGTGGAACTCCTGTTCAAAATCCTAAAGATTTAATTAATGCTCAAGCGGAACAAACAATTAAACAATTAATTTTTGCACAAGAAAAAAGAGCATTAGATATAAAGTTGCAACTAACAACTGCTGAAATCGCAAACGCTCAGAAAGCAATTGATCTTAGAAAAGAAGAAAGAGATTGGCAGCAAAAATTAAGAGATTCTGCATTTGAATTTTATCAAACACAGTTGAGTCCATATCAATCTGAAAAAGCAGCCGCATATAGAAACATTGAAGAAGAAAAAACAAGAGGATTGCAGGAAAATACTGACAGAATGCAAGAAACATCGTTACGCAATAGGCAAGCTGGACTTAACACTTTGATGTCCAAGGGCGCGTCTTCTTCTGAAATAAATAGCTATTTAACTGGAGAGAAAAAAGGTGGAGATATATTAAAAACAATTGAAGATAGAAATATTGACAAAATGTATGGATTGGAAAAAGATCCATTTGCAGAACAAGTGGTAGAGGCGGCAAAAGAATTTAAACAAATCATATTGGGTGCTGGGGCAGCATTCGTTGCAGGAAAAAAAGTTAAGCAAAATAATTTTACTAATGGAAGTTTGATCACAGACGATTTAGGCTTTAGCACAAAGCCAGAAAGTGAAAAAGCGCTTTCACCTCCAATTGATGGCGCAGTAAGCAACTTAAGAAATGAAGAATTAAAAGCTTCACTAAATAAAGCTAAACTAAATACTTATAGAGAAAATTTAGCTGCGGTATCTCCAGAAGTTGAAAGGATAAAAAGTATACCTGGACCAGTACCAATAAGTTCAGAAGAACAAGCCACATTGGACTACGCTGAAGATTTAAAAAAATCAATAGAAGATCTTACTTCCGCTTTAAAAGAAAAAGCTCAACAAGAAAAAGATAAAAACACTTCAAACAACAACAGATTAATATTTGAAGCGGGTCAATCACCAATAACAGACAGATCGGGGCAGGTTACGCAGGTAGCTTCAAATAGAACAAAGACAGCTAATGAAAGATTTGCACAAGAAGAGCAATTCGGAAAAGGGTTTCGCGTTGGATTAAGAGATATAGATGACGAAATTACTAAATTCCAAGCAAAACTTGGAAAACAAATTCCAACAGATTTTAGAAATGGATTAGTTGATGCAATGAAAGCATTATCAGATCCTAATGCTACAACTTCATTAAGGGAAAGATTATTGGGAGTTGCCGCATCATTTCTCAATAAAATCAATGATGCATTGATGAAAAATACCGCAGATAAAATTACTTCTGGAATAGGTTCTGGAATAGGTAGTATGTTCAATTTCGCTTCTGGAGGTCCAATTAAGGGAGGCTCTGGGATTAAGGATGACGTTCCAGCAATGCTGATGGGTGGTGAATACGTTATTAAAAAGAATGTTGTCAATAAATATGGAAAAGATTTTTTTGATCAGATAAATTCTGGAAAAATGAAAGGTTTTGCAAGTGGCGGATTAGTTGGATTTCAAGAGGCGAACATTAAAGATACCGTAGTAAACGCAAAAAATTATATACCATTTGGTCAAACTAGAGTTGGCGATCTTTCATTCGACGAAAGTGGAAAAGTCATTGGACTATCAAGTTATACTGGTAAAGAGGAAAATAAAGCTGACGCATTAGCAAAAGCTCAAACATCTTATTACGAAAAAAATGCTCAAAGTGGAGAAGGTGGATTTTTTATACCTGGAACATACGGACAAGGGGCAATAATGGGCCAAAGAGACTTACTTGCATACGCAACACAACAAACAGTTGGAACGCAATTTGATAAAATATCAAGCGGAAGAGATGGCGCTTCAGTAAATCTTGCGGCTGGAAGTAGAAATTTATCTTTGTTCGGTTTAAGAAACCAAGACAATCCAATGACTGCCGATTATCTTGAATCGAAAAATAAAGCCAAGGATCTTTATTTTGGAGGCGTTGAAGCTCAAAAACAAAAATTTTCAATAGAAGAAGAAGCTAGAAAAAGAATTGAAGAATATAAAGCTCAAATGGAAAAGGAAAAAAAAGCAGCCGAAAAAGCTTTTAGAAAATCAATTTTAACTAGCATAATTACTTCTGTTGCGATGGCTGGACTTTCTAAGATTGGCGATTCAATGGCTAGTGGTTGGGCTGCAACAGAAAATGCATCGCTAGCTTCTACTGGACAGAGCGCTTCTTTTGGAGATAAATTTTCTGGAATGTTTTCTGGCGGAATGGGCGCAGATGGAATGTCGTATGGTGGACTTTCAAATATATTCAATCAAAGAGGTTCAATGGATTTAAGTGTTATTGCTGGAGGTGGAAATGCGTATCAAATGAATCCATTAACAAAAAATTACGAATGGATCTCTAATGAAAAATACAATACAATGTTTCCAAGAGGAGCTAGTTATGGATCTTCTCCAAATGTCAATTGGGGCACTGGTGTCAATGGAATGAAGATGTACACCCCAATGCGTAGGGCAGCTGGTGGTTATGTTGCTGGAAATGGAATGGGTGACAATGTGCCCGCAATGCTTAATGGTGGTGAATTTGTGGTGTCTAAACAAGCTGCAGAAAAAATTGGATATGGAAATTTGCAAAATTTAAATTCAAGCCAAAAACCAACAACCGATTCAAGTGAATTAATAAGTAGATTGGAAGGGAAATTGGAAGAAATTTTTGATAAAGTTTCTGGAGTTGGAACAATTAATATTTCGGTAAGTTCAGATGGTAAAGGAAAAAATCAAGATTCGGAAACCAATTCTAACGAAGAAGAAAAAAATAGACAAATGGCAAGAAAAATCAAAGAAGTTGTAATGAATGTTTTGAAAGATGAAAAAAGATTAGGAGGCATGTTAAGGTAATATGATTGATCCTTCAAAATATAAAGTTTATTATTTAAGTGGAAATGTTAATAAAAAATTAATAGAACTTGATGGAATAAATAATTTATCTGTAAATAAAAATATTTCATTTGAACCTTCTTTTTCACTAGGGGGAATTCAGTCCTCAAGCTCAATAAATGCCCCGCAAGAAATTGAATTAACATTTGATAGAACTTATACGCAAAAAGATCCATTGATTAATTTTACTGGAAATAATTTTATTGAAGAATTTTTTATTTTAAATGGAACTCAATATTATCGATTAATGAATTTGTATTTGAAGAATTATTCTGTTGGCTTTTCTGTTGGAGAAATACCAAAAATTAATGTTTCGTTTGTTTCTTTTGGTGAAGATGTTAATTTGATGGATCAAGTCCCATACTCTGATTTTTATCAGCTTAAATCTGAATTAGATATACCGAAACTTGGTTCTATATTTGTCAGTGGAATAAATAATAATAATACATTTAAAGAAAACTTTAATATTTTTTCATTTGATTATTCTATAAATATAAATAGACAACCATACTATACGGTAGGAAGTTTAAAACCTACTGAAGTATCTCCAGTTTTACCACTGGAAATTTCCACATCAATTAATTCAAAATTACCAAATTCTTCAAAAAATGCCGAAATGGCAAAGGATATATATTTAAATTATACTAATTTTGATATTATTATATCTGGAACAAGATCTATGTTTTCCCTTCCTTTTAGGAATGGAAAATTAATTAACACTTCTATTCAATTAGCAAGTCAAAATACCATAGAGGTAAAAAATAACTATTTAGGATATTATGGCTTATAGAAATGATTTTTTTTACAATAGAGATTCTTCAGTAGACAGTAAGTATTCTTATGTAGCTGACTTATCTATCTATAAACCCATATATGGATCTTCCGTTGAATTTATTTCAAGATTAAATTTTTTAGAAACCGTAGATAATAGTTTAAAAATACTACCTTCTTCAGAAAATAATCTGACAGCAAAATATAATTTTATTTTTTTATTAAATGATAGCTTGCTTGGAAATTTATTGAAAACAATAGAAGTTGCTGGTGGATATAGATATTTAAAATTCATAGATCCATCTGGAATATACAAAGATATAGTTGGTCTTGTTGAAGATTATTCAATATCAAAAACAACAAGCAGCTTAAATGAATTGCGAATTACTGTGTCTTCATACATTAAAAGTCCTATTTTTACTTGGAGGACTAGTTCTTTTTTTAATGTAACAAACTCAAATACCACGATAGCAAATAAAGCGTATAAAAAATATGAATTTATTTATGCAGAACCATCATTTATAAAAACTTCTTCGGGTCCAGATTTATATGATAGTGGAAATAAAATGGATCATTTTTGGTTTGCTACTCAAGATTTTACTATGGACGGTTCTAAATATGCTCAATGGAAAACATTTTGGACAAAAAATTTTATATACGAAACGAAAATGCCATTTAATTTAGAAAACAAATTTGATGTTCATCAGCTTGAATACAAAAATTCTTTCATACAAAATATAAAACATAAAGATAATTCAAACTCCTTGAAGAAATTTGATGTAAAATTTGAAAATATAGACGATTTCACATGTAAATCTATTTTATTTTTTTTAGAAAAAAAATGCGGATATAGAAGGTTTATTTATAAATTTCCTATATTTTTAAATACTAATAAAGTATTTATTTGCACTAGATGGAATCACGTTTTTAAATATAAAGACTCAAATGATATCAGTGCAACATTTACAGAAGATCCAAATCCAAATGTTATAATAGATACGGCTGATAATTATTATTATTTAGTATAATATGGCAGAACCATTTCACAAATTAAATATAGATTGGGATTTTGATGAAGAAAGCAAAAGTCTTTTATTTAATCCAGTTGTAAAAAGCACTGGAAATGATTTATTTTTTTCGTTTTGCGATTCAATGAAATCATTCTATGAGGTTTCTGGATGCTCATATTTCAATATCTATGTAAACGAAATTTATCAAAACAATCCAATATTTATAAATGGTGTTACAAAGCCATTTATTTACATTAAAAATATTGGCTCTAGTGACGCAATTTTTATTGCCTCCAACTCTGGATTGAGTGGGGATTTTTTTAACTATAATAATTCAAAAATTTCTGGAATAGTTAACTCTAGTTGTTGCAATTATATAATTTCCCCAAATCAATCTTTTGTTTTAACTATTCATGGAAACGTGGATGGGTCTAATTATTTTTCAAGTGGGTATTATCCATTTGGATTCTATTATAATTTTAACAACATAACTGGAATAAATTTAAATTCAGAATTTCCAGCTTGCACTTTTAATTCAAAAAATATATTCTTGTACGAAGAACTTAGCGGTGTTAATTACAACTTTATTGACACTGGTAGTTGCAATTTAAATATTGAAAATTGTTTAAATTTATCTTTTGATAAACCAATTTCAGGAAGTGGAGAAAGTTTATTTTTAAAAAATAATTCATATTTACTTTCAGAATGTTCAAATTTATTTAATGCTTCTTGCGAATGTTTTACTTTTGAAACTTGGTTTAAGGCTAAAAATAATTTTAGTCAAAATTGTATTGATGTAGCTGGACTTTTTGATTTGCATTATTTAAATTTATTATCAATAGATAAATTCGGATCATTATCCGCTGGTACTTGTAGCGTTTCTGGAAAAAATGGCTACTGCTATTATAGCAATCAAAACTTTATTTGTTTTGGATTTGAAGCTGGAGGTGTTATTTCTACTGGTCAACTAGACGGAAAATTTTCATTAGATTCTTCTGAGTTTACTATTGAATTTTTTACTCAATTAAGATCTTCGCCTTCTCCAGATAATCATTCATTAATTTCAATGAGTGGATTAGAGTTAAACTTGTATTCAAACAATCCATCTTGGCCTAGTTTTTTGATTGGTGATAATTGTTACTATTTTACAAGCTGCGAAATTGCCAATCATATTGGGATTGGCTCTGATTTTAAACATATAGCAATTTCAAAATATTCTGATTGTATTAAAATTTTTGTTGACGGCTGCACAATTTTTCAAACTGGATATACTGGAATCTTAAATTTTACTGGAGATTATTTAAACCTAGGTTCTAGCGCAAGCTCTTGTTGGCTTGCTGGCTCGATATCTAATTTTAGAATAATTAAAAATAAAGGATTATATAAAAAAGATTTTTTTAATTGCAAAGTGACTATGCCTTTGGGCGGTTATTTTTGTGGAGTATTTGGAGGCAATTGTTATATAGATAATGTTTTTTATCAAGAAGCTGGCGCATTTCCAACTGGCGAGGTAATTGGTTATTCTGGAGTTGCATTTTTTAGAAATTGTAGTTTAGATAATTTATTTTTAAATACTGGAAATTGGTTCAATGAATTAGATCTACCTATTTGTCAAATTCCAACTGGAAATTATTCCTGCATATACATATGCAATGAAACTGTACGCTCTTATGCACCCCTTTGTTTTCAAAATTTATTTTTGATAAATTCTTGTTTTTGTAATCTTGCTAATTTTAGTTATGGCAACATACTTGCAATTGGAAATTCTGAAATAGAAAGAGTCGATAATTGTGGAGATGTAACACTTTGCGATAATTCTTGTATATCACTATCTAACATCTGGGGATATTCTTTAAATATTTATCAAGATAGTGTAGCTAATAGCAATAATTGTTTAGCTGGCGAAGCTAAATTAATTGCTAGTGGATTTTCTGGAAGTAGATTTCAGTTATATTGCGGATCGTACCAGTATGTTTGCTACATTAATGGTAATGGAGGTGTCGCATGCTGTTTCGCGGAAAGATATAATTTTATAAAATTAAATAACAACGAATGCGTTGCATTTTTAGGGTTGACTGGTAGTAATTATGATTCTGGATTTCGTCAAGGGATAACTGGAGTACTGAATCCCAATGCTAATATATTTGAACCAATTGCAAGCCCAGTATTTACAGAATTTGATATTTTTAATTTTATTTCTGAAACTGGCTTAGTTAAAAATAACGAATGGAATCATTATGCCTTAACTGTTTCTGGCTTAAGTGGAAATATGTATTTAAATGGCTGCAAAGTTTTAGGGCCATGCGAAATATACAAAACTCCAATAATGAATGATTCTAGATTTATTTTAAATTGTTCTGTTTATTACAATACTGAAGAAGAGTATTTTTATGGTTTAGTGAATAATTTAAAATATATAAAAGATTGCATTTTATACACAGGTAATTTTTTAATCAATAGTTGTTTTACAACTGGAGATTTTTTTGCACCAATAACTTTTACTTGCGAAAATTATTCGGATTTATTTATTAAATCTAATAGTTTTGATTCATTTGTTGATAATTGTGCAAATTTAAAAATTAAAACTTCTGGAGTAAATGAAATCATAGAAAGTGGATTATCTTTATTTTCTTCATACGGTTGTAATTGTTTTCACTCTAATATAAAAATTAATAAAATATTACTTTACTTAAATAATGAACTTCAGTGTTCTTATGAGCAGCAATTTCCATCAAACTTGGTTGAAACTGTTATAAATTCAAATTTAAATTATAAAATAGTATACTATCCAGAATTTATTTGTAATAAAGTATATAATTTTAAATATTTGAGATCTGGCACTGAAGGTGATTCTTGCCAATCAATATGCAAAAATAATTTAAATGAGATCAATTTAAATTTATCCGTTAATTGCTTGAATGAATTTTCAATTTGCGATAACACAAGCGATTTAATTTTAAAATTAAATTTAAATAATAATTTTTCTATAAAAGACGTTCGATCAAAGAATTTGATAAGAGATAATTTATTCATGCCAGTTTATGAAGATTTTAATTATGATTATTCCTATTGTTTGGGAGATGTAAATAATGGTGCTGAAACTGGAAATTTTTCAAATTGGGCAAATTCTGCAATTGAAAATAATTATTCATTTATTAATTGTGTTAATATAGTTAGTTGCGAAGATTTAAATTTTGTAAACAATAAGCCTATATTGCAACAGATATGTATAAATTTTGACGAGAATAGATTTAATACTAGTTCCTTATCTTTAAATAAAGACAAAAAATCATCAGAAAATTTCTACACAATAAAATCTACGGAAGAAAAATCATTTTTTTATAAAGGATTGGAGTTTAAGTATTTTCCAGTCTTGAAGGTTATTTACGATAATTTAATATTTGAAGTCCCAGATAAATGCGTAAATATTTGTTTAAGTGGAATTTATTGTTCTATAAATTTTAATTTTCCAATTTCGGCTTTAAATGATAGTAAAATAGTTATTAATTCTGATTATGAAACAATTGAATTTGTTTGCTATAATAATTTATATTTACAATATCCATTATTTTCTTTAAATTTAGTTTGTCAAAATTGTAATAATTTAAGTTATACTATTCCTAAAATTATAAGTGAAAATTTATGTAATTACGAATCCCCCAATGCCAATATAAATGTTGATTTTGATATTACGCTTCAAAAAAGTATTTCTTTAAATATTAATCCATACGCAGACTTCACATACAATGATCCAAATTATGGATTAACAAATTTATTATTTTTAATTTCTTCCGAGATAAATAGTGGCATAGCAAATCAACGCCAATATTCTTTTTATGATACTTCTAATCCAACAGTTGAAAATGGTGGGTTAATTGATGATGGATATGAAACTGGTGGATATATTTATAATTCAAGTTGGAGTGGAGTTTTATCTCCTTCTACTGGTTTTGGCTATAAGGATATTGATTATAATTTTTTAATGATAGATTTATGGGATGAGATTACTCTTTGTTCATTTCAAACTCCAAGTGGAGATGGATGTTTTTTAATAGATGAAAAAATATCTTTTGAAAAAATTAATTTAAATACAATTATTCCGTACAAATCTTTTTCTGGTGCTGGGTATAATTACCTTATACCAATCTCAAACTGCCTAACTTATGTTGATCAAACTGAATTCATGGAAACTGGATTGACATATAATTGCTTTACGTGTTTTAATAATTTAAATTATTTAAAATTTAATCATGTTTTTGAAAGTGGCGCTACTGGTTATGTATCAATAATAGATATTAGTGGAGAAGTTATTTGTTGTTGTGTGGATTTTTTAAAAAAATCAATATTTAATTATGATTTAGGTAACTATAATATTAGATTTGACTGTTCTGACATTTCTCAATCTACTGGTGATAGACTTGTGTGCATAAATAAATTCTATGGATTTTCTGGAGTTCAACCTATTTGCATATATTCAAACTACCCACTTTCGGAAATGAAATCTCCAATAGTTTCAAAAAATTTAAATCCGTATGAATACGATGGATTTTCAAGCAATGTTTCTGGGTATTATTATTATTTTTATTCTGTAAACGAACAAAAAGAAACAAACTTAAAATTTGTTTCTCCAGATTGTACTTGTTTCAGTCAAGCGCTCTGGTTTGATTTTGAATACGAAAAGAATATAAATTTATTTGAATCTAATTTAAACAATGGAATGATTCAAGAAAATACAAGTTTAATAAAATTTAATATAAAACCACTGTTAAATGAAAATCCTTTATTTTATGATGAAAGTTCAATTAAACAGTATATTTGTTTTTGTGTAGGAGGTTATTTATAATGAAATTAAAAAGCGATTCAGTTATATTTGCCGTTGTTGATGATTTAAGTTTGGATAATCATGAATATTTGACATACATTCAATCTTTAGAATTGCAAAGTTCAATAAATAGAAATTTCCAAAAATCCGTCGGAAGCAGTCTGTCGGATCAAGTTATGTTTGTAAATCCAGAAATAGTTTTAAATATTTCTTATTTATACAGAACTGATTTTTTTAATGAAAAAATGTTTAAGTTTTTTATTAGAAATAATAGAGTGGATGCTAAATCCATCCTATGGAACATGGTGACAAATTCTTCTATAAAATCTGCTTTTTTAATTTTTTCAGAAAAAGAGGGTTCTTCGATTATTTCCGATATCCTTCATCCAACTGGAGGATTTAATGAAAATATGATTGGAATTTATTTAGAAAATTTATTTATAAATTCTTATTCGTTTTCATTTTCAATAGGAAAAATACCATCCGTTAATGTTTCATTAAGTGTAGATGATTTAAAAATTTCAAATATTAGTAAACAAGCAACTACTTTTTATGTGAATAAGTTAACCAGTGCAAGACTTCAACTATTAAAAGAAAAAGTAAACAACTTATATTATAGAACGAGTTCTGAAACACAAAATTTCACAAGCAGCTTACTAAATTTAAAAAATATTTCAATAATAAACAATAAAATAAATGAGACTCAAGCTCCAGTTATAGATTTAACAAATTTCTTATCTGGAAATATAACTGATTTAAATATTTCTATAGATTTTGGACGTAATAAATTTTATTTTTTTGAAAAAGGAAACAAGGCAACAAATAGAGAATTCATACTACCATGCAAGGGCTCTTTAGAGTTTTCTGGAATTAGTGCGAACTTTACAAAAAAACAATTGGACGACTTTACGAAAAACGACAAGAAATTTTCATTAGAATTAACTGTTGGAGTTGAAAAAGGGAATTTTGATTACGCCGTAATAATGATTTCAAACATTATTTTAGAAGATTTTTCCTATTCAATTGATATTAATAATTTTATAACATATTCAGTTAAATGTCTATTTGAAATTAATGAAACAGGTGGTTTTATCATTGATCAATATAAAATTCAAGGAAATTTAAACATTCCGAATAGCGCATTTTCATCAGAAGGTGTTGTATTGAAGGTTGCAGAAACAAATCAAACAATAAATTTTATATAGTTAAAGTTCTATTTTGACATTTTTTGTTTCGAAGGTTTTTTTGAATGTATCTGGATGTTTTGCGCCTCTTCTATTTTTGCTATATTCTTTATAATAATTTTGTTTAACTGGATCTACGCCACCCATTACAGAGGCTCTTTTCTCGCTCAATTCCTTGCTGTAATCTAGCATATTTCCATAAGTTCCTTTTTTAGATTTTGTTCTATCTAAGAAATCATTTGTACTAAATGGATCTTGTTTTGTATCAATTGATGCTTGAGGTATTGTGAAAATTCTTTTCCAACTTTTTTCACTTCCCTTTTCGCCATTATATTCATGGACTTCGTTCATTGATTGGAGAATTTCTCTAATTTCTCCAGTTTTTTCATTTTGATAAAGATACAATGGCATAGCTATTATAAAAAGAAAACCCGTCGATTTCGACGGGTTTCTTATTTTTTTATTTTTTAGATTGATTAATCAAGATCAATTTGAATTGTCTTATTATTTGTGCTGCAGCTAATTGTCAAAATGCCATTCTTTAGCGAAGCCTTGATTGAAGATTCGTCAACGGTAGAGCTTAAAGTTTCTGAAATTTTCAGAATTCCAAATTCTTTATTTTCAGCTTTAATGTTTAGAATTTTTTTACCGTGATGCCCTTTGTCAATACTGAGCTTAATTTCTGGCTTTTCATATCCAGGTACTCTAAATTTAATTTTAGAAATACCATTTTCATCAGCGTATCCTTGACTTGCTAATGTAGACAATGAATTTGAGTTTAGATTGCTTTTTAATCCAAAAGCTTGATTAATTATTTCGTCTGTTAAATACATATAATTTTATTTAAGCAAATGCTATGCCAACCCAATTATGCTTAAAATTTCATCAGTAGCACGTTTATATGTGAAAGTTTGTCCCAGTAATGAGCCATGAGAATTAATTTGTCCCACTTTTGTCTCAGCAATTTCCATTGCTGAAATGAGATTTTGCTCATCAAAAGTTAAAAATGTTCCTTGATTAAAAGCTGCTCCATTTTTAAAAAACATTCCATCTTCCGAATCTTGCTCTCCATTTGGCTCAACAAGAATACAATTATCTTCATTGGCCCACTCTTTATGCGCAGTGCCATTTAAAACAATACTCCACTTCCCAAGGCATGTAGCATTAAATGCTGGTAAATTCCAACCTTCTCCACCACTCATTCCAGTTAAATCAATATCAATAGCATTTAACACTTCGTTCATTTCTTTATTTGTCTTAAGCCAAGGAATAAAGTTAATGTTTGAATAATGCCTCCCTTCTAAGCATGAAGCGATAATTTGCTGCATACCTTCTGGTTTAACAAACGGATTTGTAATACAACAAGAAAGTAAATATTTATTATTATTTCCATATTTTTTTAACCATATTTTTATTAACTTTTCTGTATGTTTTCTTTTTTCAAACTTTCCAAAAAGTCCAAAATGAACAACATTTTCTAAGTATTTTCTACCAGTAATATGGAAATCTTCATCAAAACCAAGTTTAAACGTATCTTTAGTTTCAAATAAATCTGAAGCATGTCTTGAGGAGAAGATTGTTTTATTTTGTAATTTCGCAATTATTTTTTCAATTTCCGTTGGTTTATTGCTTTCGTAAAATGTTAATAAATATTGCTCTCTTGAACGCAATGAATCAGATCCATTTAAATGCCAAAGCTTTAACGTTTTTAAGTTTTGTCCAAGAGCTTCATAGCGTCTGTTACCAGCTTCATTAAGCCATTGCATAAATTCTTGCGTTGGCTGCATTGCAGATAAATCAGGTTCTCCAATTGGAAAATAAGCAATTTTACGTCCAGCTTTAAAAAGTTCTCTTAATATGTTGTAAGAGACATTTCCAAAACTTAAAGAATTAAGTGGCGCTTCTACTATTAAATCCATAATTAAAATGGGACTTCTGAATCATCTTCTACTGATTTTTGTTTTGTTGGCTTGCTTTCTTCTTTAGTAGAATTTTGCTCTCCTTTTTCTGCTTTAGATCCAACGTTAGAAAATCTAATTTCTTGAGCTTTTACAAAAATTTTAGTTTCTTTTTTTCCATCCTTTTCCCAAGAATCCATGCACAATCTTCCATCAACAATAATTCCAGATCCTTTTTTAAGCCATTTGCTTGCAAAATTAGCTTGATCGCCCCAAGCTTCACAATCAATATATACTGTATTTTTTTCTCTAAATGGATCATCAATAGCCAATCTTAATTTTGCCACAGATGAATCTTTCAATTGTTTAATCTCCACATCTTTAACGACGTTACCTATTAATATTACTTTGTTATACATAGTTTATTTCTTTCTTTACTTCTTCTAAAAATTTATTGTGGATGTTTATACATCCTTGAATGCTAATGTCAATCTCTTTTGCAATTTTTTTCCAAGACATGGTTTTATTTCCGTTTCCTATTTTATATCTTAATGATAAAATTTTATGAATTCTTTTATCTGGATTTTCTTTTGCAATTTCAAAAATTTTATTTAGTATTTCTTTTGATGAAATTTCATTAGTTTTATCAGATTCAGAAAATCTAAAGTCTTCTTTATATTCTTCGATATCGTTATATTGATATTTTATCCCCCTATTGAATAAATTCAAACACTTCCATCTAGTTTCATTTCCAAGGTATGTTGAAAATTTTGCTTTTTTATTTGGATCAAAGTTTAATATTGCTTTATATATCGATATAAACTTGTCTTCTATTAAATCATTTTTATCAAGAAAGGTGCAGTTATTAGGTATAACTGAATTTACCATTTCTAAATAAATTCCAGAATGTCTTTCAATCAAAAGATTTAGACTGTTTGTGTCATTTTCTTTTTTTACTTTTTCTATTAAATTTAAATCGCTTTCCATGATTGTAGTTTTCGAGTTAGATCTTCACAGCTACAAATAAGCGATTCAACAATCTGATCTATTGTTTCTTCATCTACGATTCCATTATTTTCGATTGTTTGCCAAGTCATTTTAAGAGAAGCTAAACTAGCAACTTTAGGATTATTTTCCGCTTCTTGTTCATTCGGAGCTTCGACATAAAAATTTTCTTTTATTTGTCGAGTTATATGGATTAAAAATCCATCGTTATCAATAATCCATTTTGCTTCATTTTCATAACGAACATCAGTAATTATTGTTAGTTTATTTTTTAAGTTTTTTTCAATTTGTTTTATCCAATAATTTGGATCTTGATTTCTTTTTGACTCTCCATATGCAACCAACATCGGTCGTATCAATATTTTTTCAGAATCTTTTTTTGTGAATGCTGAAATATTAAATTTTTTTAAAAGAAATTCATCTATATCAAATTTTAAAACATTTGCAAAAGCATCTATGCTTGATTCAATTTTAAAATTTTTTAAAATTCTTTGCAACGACAAGCCAAAGGTGTCTTTTCCACTCCTTGCATAGCCAGAAATTCCAATAATCATTTTATTTTCCAGTGCTCCCGAAACCACCTCTACCAGTTTCCATTAATTGTTCCACATATTGAATATCTAAATTTAAATTTTTACTAAAAACTAGCTGGCAGATTTTATCTCCTATTTTATATATCTTTTCCATATCGGGTTTTATGTAAAATTTGTCATATAAAACAACAATGTCATTCGGCTGATAAATATATTTAAATCTGCATTTAATTGACTCCCTCCATTCGGGATCTATTAATCCAATTCCATTTGCTAGAATTAAATTTTTATTGCTTATGCTAGATCTGGGAAAGATCATTGTGAATATATCCTCTTCACCATTCTTCTGAATAGTGTCAAGTTTTATTCCTGTATCATATTCAATATAATCAATGCTTGAATAACAATCGTTAAATTTAGATCCAACAATAATCGGGTCACTGACTGCTTTAACATCAAAGCCAATATCTCTTTGCCACGTTTTCGTTTCTAGTTTAAAATTTTTCTGAATAAAAATTTTGTTTTTGTTATTGTTCATTTTCTTTTTTTTCTAAAAAATCCATTAATTTTATTGCCTCATTATGAAAGCCAGCATCTGCTAAAATCATAGGAGTAAAAAAAGTTTGACTTTCAAAAACTTCATTTGTTAAGTCTTCTGTTATTTTTTTTATTAAAATCAAAGCTGCTAATCCTTTTTTTTCTGGTTCATTCATTGTTAATTCAAGGCTTTTTGAAGCTGCCGAAAGTTCATCCTCTGCAAGAACGACCCTTTGCCAACTTGCAGTTTGACAAAGGAAAAAGCGCATTCCATCTGTAATTTCTCTTATCACTTTAAAGAAGATAATATTTTTTTTGGAAAAGTCAATATATATTTTTGATTTTCACGAAGTGGAAATCTTTCTGAGCAAAGCGAAGAAAAGTTTGTGTGTCTTTAATATTTTAATAATAGGCTACACAAAAAGTCAAGCTTTTTTTTAAAAAAACTACAACTTGAAAAATAACGTTGACCGATACATTGTTTCGTGTAAAATTCTATCACAGCTATGATTTTTAATGAACAAGTATCTCGCAAACCTAATTTATATCCTTGGGCTGAAGAAGCAAAGCAAGCAATGCATAATGGTTTTTGGACCGATAAAGTTTTTACATTTGTTGCTGATGTTCAAGACTTTAAGTCTACCTTAAACGATAAAGAAAGAGAGATTGTTGTTCGAACTCTTTCTGCTATCGGTCAAATTGAAGTTGCTGTAAAATCCTTTTGGGCCAAACTAGGAGAAAATCTACCTCATCCATCACTTGCTGATCTCGGTTATGTGATGGCAAACGTTGAGGTTATTCACAACGATGCATACGAACGACTACTTTCAGTACTCGGTTTGGAAGATATTTTTGAGCAAAATCTAAAATTGGAATGGATTCAAGGAAGAGTTAAGTATTTAAAAAAGTATACCCATAAGTTTTATAAAGACAGCAAGAAGCAATATCTCTATGCTTTGATCCTTTTCACTCTGTTCGTAGAAAATGTATCTTTGTTTTCCCAATTCTATGTCATCAATTGGTTTAATCGTTTCAGGAATGTTTTACCAGACACTGACACTCAAGTAAAATACACTAGGAACGAAGAGACAATTCATGCTATGGTTGGCATGAAGCTAGTTAATACAATCAGAGAAGAATATCCTGAACTTTTTGATTATGATTTTGAAATGAAGATCCTAGAAGAAGCTGAACAGGCATTCTTGGCTGAATCTAAAATTATTGATTGGATGGTTAATGGAATTCAAGAAGAAAATCTTAGCGCTGATATTTTAAAGGAGTTCATAAAATCAAGAATAAATGACTCCTTAAAAGAAATAGGATTTAAGCAAATTTTCCGCTTAGATGAAAGTCTTATAGAGAAGACTTCGTGGTTCAAGGAAGAATTACTTGCAAACACATTAACTGATTTCTTTAAGAAAAGACCAACGGAATATTCCAAAAACAATCAATCATTCACAGAAGACGATCTATTTTAATATGTCAGAAATATACTGGTTAAACAAAGAGTCTAGAAATTTTTTAAGCAAAGGATATTTAATCGAAGGAGAAAGTGCCGAAAATAGATTGCATCAAATTGCAGATACAGCTCAAAAATATTTACCAGAAATAAAATTCTATGACAAGTTCATGGAGTATTTAAAATCTGGTTTTTACTCTCTAAGTTCTCCAGTTTGGTCAAATTTCGGAAGAAAAAGAGGTCTTCCAATTTCCTGCTTTGGCTCATGCGTTGAAGATACAATGGATAGTATTTTAGGCAAAGCCGCCGAAGTTGGAAAAATGTCTCAAATGGGAGGTGGAACTAGTGGATACTTTGGAAATTTACGCCCAAGAGGAGCAAAAATCTCAAGCGGTGGAGAAACATCTGGAGCTGTTCATTTCATGAAAATGTTTGAGACGAACACTAATGTCATCTCTCAAGGAAATACTAGAAGAGGTAGCTTTGCAGCTTATCTTCCAATAGATCATCCCGATATTGAAGAATTGCTTCAAATTAAAGATGAAGGTTCAACTATACAGGAAATATCAATCGGAGTTTGTATTTCTGACGAATGGATGAAATCAATGATTGATGGAGATAAAGATAAAAGAAGTCTTTGGGGCAAAATAATTAAAAAGAAATATGCAAGTGGATATCCATATATATTCTTTTCCGATAACGCCAACAATCAAGCTCCAGAAGTCTATAAAGACAAAGGTTTAAAAATTAAACATTCAAATCTTTGTTCTGAAATAATGCTTCCGAATAATGAAGATGAGTCATTTGTTTGCTGTTTGTCTTCTATGAATTTGGCAAAGTGGGATCAATGGAAAGATACGGATGCCGTACAGATGATGATTTACTTCCTAGATACAGTGATGGAAGAATTCATTATTAAAACTGAGGGCATGAAATACATGGAAGCCGCACGTAACTTTGCGGTACGTCATAGAGCATTAGGGCTTGGCGGTCTTGGGTGGAGCACATATCTCCAAGACAACATGATTGCCTTTGAATCTTTCGAGGCAAAAATGTTAAATGCTCAAATTTGGAAATCAATAAAAGAAAAAGCAACTAACGCTAGTCAATTTTTAGCGACAGTAAAAGGCGAGCCAGAATTGTTAAAAGGTTATGGTCGAAGAAATTCTACTCTACTGGCAGTAGCTCCAACCACATCAAGTTCTTTTATTCTTGGGCAAGTTTCCCCAAGCATTGAGCCGTTGAAAGATAATTACTTCATAAAAGACTTGGCTAAAACAAGATCAACTTACAAAAATCCAAGTCTTAAAAAATTCCTTTCTTCAATAGATAAAGATACCATGGAAGTATGGGATACAGTTCTTCAAAAAGCTGGAAGTGTTCAGCATCTTGATTTTTTAACCCAAGAACAAAAGGATGTATTTAAAACATTTGGCGAAATTTCCCAAAAAGAAATAATTATTCAAGCTGCGCAAAGGCAAAAACATATTGATCAAGGTCAGTCCTTAAATATTCATATTCCTCCAGATACTAAACCAAAAGACGTTAGCGATCTAATGATTTTTGCTTGGGAACAGGGCATTAAATCTCTTTATTACCAAAGAAGCGCTAACCCAGCACAAGAATTAGCTAGATCTATTTTAGGATGTAAATCTTGTGAAGCGTAAAAAAATTTCTCTTACTTTATTTTCTCTGTGTAAAGATAAAAAATGGAATTCGACTTTTCAGAAAAAATTAAAGAACTTTTAAAGCTAAAAGCTTCATCTTCATTACATTCTTCAAATGCAGAAGAAACTGAAATGGAAGACGATAAGAATTGTGAAGAGTGTGGTAAACCCATGCCAGAATGTGAATGTAAAGATGAAGAAGATGAAGAAGAGGAAACTGAAGAGTCTGGAGAAATGAAAGAGGATGAAGCGTCAAAACAAAAGAAAAATAAAATTGTTGCTTTTTTGATGAAGAAGGTCTCAAATCATAATGATCGCAACAATCCATTTTTAATTTCATTAGATCAGTTGTTAAAAGTTTATGCTAGAGGCTTGGAAGAAGCGACTAAAAATTTTAGACCTGGAAAATCACAGGACGAATGGGCATTTGCTAGAGTTAATTTGTTTTTAAAAATGGCTTCTGGTCAAAATGTTTTAGCTTCTTACGCTAAAGCTGATTCCGACATATTAAATAATCAAAATTTATCTGAAAATTTTTCATTCGCAGAGTTTAAAGATATTGAATTTCAATTAGCTAAATTAGCTTGCGTTGAAGCTGGTTTGAGCAATTCAGAATTAGAATTATCTTCTGCGGAAGATAAAAAAAAAAGTAAGACTTTAAATAAACCATTCAGGCTTCCTTCTGGATCTAAGAAGAAGTTTGGAGTTTATGTGAAAAACGACAAAGGTAACGTTGTTATGGTTAAGTTTGGAGATCCAAACATGAGCATTAAACGTGACGATCCAGAACGCAGAAAAGCGTATAGATCAAGACATGGGTGCGATAACCCTGGACCTAAATGGAAAGCGAATTATTGGTCGTGCAAAAACTGGAGTAGTAAACCAGTCAGTAAAATAACTTCTTCTGAAGAATGTGATTGTGGATGCGAAGAAAAAGATATTGAAAATTTAATTGATATTGAAGGCGCTAAAAAAGGTCTTTGGGATAATATCAGAGAAAAAAAGAAAAGAATGGGCAAAAAATATAAGCCTGCAAAAGTTGGAGATAAAGATCGCCCAGATCCAGAAGCTTGGAAAAAAGCTCAAGCAGATGAATACGAATGGGATGGAGAAGAAGAATTTTCTCAAGAAGAATTATTAAAAATTGATCCATCGTTAGCTTCTGTAGAAATTATTGAGGAATAGCTTATTATCTGAGTGATTTCAGTATATCATTCAGCATTTAATCTAAATAAACATGGATTTACTGGTTGGCAAGAATGCTTGCGCAGATCTTGTGAGTTTGCAGATCAAGTTGTAGTTGCAGTAAATACTTCAGAAGATGATACTCATGACACAGTATCTTCTATTCTAAAAGAAAGCGCCAAGAGCAGCATTCTTTTAAAAACAAGCTTTGATTATCAAGATCCTTGGCTTGATGGCAAAATTAAAAACGCCGCACTCCAAGAGTGCAATTGCGAATTTAAAGTTCAATTAGATTTGGATGAATATATACCATCTTGGCAGCGTCCGCTTTGGGATGCGATGTTTTTTAGATTAAAATTTGATTCTGTACAATGTTATGCGATTCCATCTATTGATCTTTATAAAGATTTAAATCATTACAAATCAATAAATCACAAACAATATGCGCACAAAGGGCTTGCGTATAGAGCGCCTCAAAAGGGAGCTAGAAAAACTGATGGAACAATAAATACTATGCTTAGTGATGGATGCGACTTGGTTGACGATCAAGGTAATTTTGTATCAACTGCTGGGATCACTAAAGATATAAATATTCTCGAAAGCAATCAATCTCCATTTGTAGTTCATCTTGGATATGTAGATTTAAATTCCAGATTAAAAAGAAATCACGAATTCTGGAATGAACACTGGCATGTAGAAGGCGGAGGACAATCACCAGCTCATAAAATACACATGAAAGATGAAGATTTCGACTATCCATATATACAACATAAATTAAAAATATGATTAAATTAATGTCCGATCAGCATGGACTTGGCGATACATTACTTTTTACTCCAGTAATTAAACATTTAAAAGCTAGAAATATTGATTGTGAATTTTTCCTTCCAATAGAAAAGGAAAGATTTAAAATTATTTTTGATGGCTTATGTAATGTAAATTTGATTTCAAAAGAAGAAGAGTCTAAAATGGAAGCTACAAAAAATATAGGTTTTAGTGGGACTTATATTTTAAGAAAATTAAAAAATTTTTTTGAAGATTCAGAATGTCTGGATATTAGACCTTTAGTATTGCATACGAAACAAGAGTCCGAATTGTGGGCATTTAATTTCACTAAAGAAATTAAAAAACCAGTAATTTTTGTGCCTAATTGTTCTAAACAGTGGCATCACGCAAGAAGTTTAAATGAAAAATCATCAGCTTCAATACTTAATGATTTGTTAAAAAATGGATTTACTCCAATTATATGCGAAAGTTCAGACAATCCTTGTAGCTTAAATTATAAATTAAAATTAACGGACTTGGATTTAAGTAAGTATATTTCACTGCTTAGGAGAGTTGGAATTTATTTTGGATGCAACACTGGGGACATGAATTTAGCTATTAGTGTTGGAGCAATATGTCACGTTTTTGAACCAGTAAATAATCCATTTTTTAATAAAGCTGAATACGACTACAATCATCCATCTATAATTTATTACGATATTTAATGTCAAAAATCCTAATATTAAATCCAATATCGGAAATTTGTGGAGTCTATCAATACGGATTGTCATTGCAATCAATTTTAAAAAAATCAAATAAACATGAATATACAATAAGTTCAAACATTGAAGAGATTAAAAATCATGATATAATTATTTTTAATTATCACGAAAAACTTTTTAACTGGTTAAATGACAATTATATAAGTTATATAAATAAACCCTGCCTAGCAATAGGGGGTCACGATTGCACACCTACTTTTCAAAATATAAAATTTGTATTAAATTGCGATTCAACATCTGAATTAAGTGGAAAAAATATTCCTATAACTAGACCAATTAAAAATTTTCTTCCATTAGAAAATCCTAAAAGATTAACTATTGGATCTATTGGATTTTCTTATTCTTCAAAAAACTTTGAAAAAATTTATTCAATTGTCTCTGAATATTATGACGACGCTTTAATTAGAATTCATGTACCACAACATCCAAATGGGGAAAGCTTGCAGTATATAATGCAAAAAATTAAATTAAATTATCAGATTGATAAATCTAATAATATTGATATTCAAATAACATCTAATTTTCTATCGGATGACGACTTGATAAGTTTCTTGTCATCAAATACTGTAAATATATTTCTTTTACCCCCAATGAAAGGAGAGGGAAGAGGTTTATCTAGTTCTATAGATAAAGCTCTTTCAGCAAGAAAACCAATTGCAATTTCAGATTCCGAAATGTATAGACATATAAATAGTGAGAATAAATTTCTTTTATCGAAAAATACACTACCAGAAATAATATCTTATGGAACTGCTCATCTCCAGCCATTCTTGGAGTTTCATTCAGAAGAAAAATTAATTAATTTGTTTGATGAAACGATAGAAAAAATAAATCTCTGATATAGATTTAACAAATTTAAATTTTATAATTTTAAAATATGCACGTAAAAAAACATAAAAAATGTAGAATTTGTGGTAATACAAATTTAACAGACGTTTTAGATCTTGGTCTGCAGCACATACAAGGAGCTTTTGAACATCCAGAAAGTCCAAAACCTCCATACAGAAAAGTTCAAAATAAAATTGTAAGATGTGATACTGACAAATACGAAAACGGTTGTGGGTTGATTCAATCCGAATGTTCCGCTTCTCCAGAAATTCTTTATAGAAATTATTGGTATCAATCTGGAATTAGTCAAACTATGACGAAACATTTGCATAATATTGCAAAAGAAGCTGTAAATATTTTAAATACAAGCGAAGCCTTAGATGTTTTGGATATCGCCGCAAACGATGGAACTTTATTGAGAGGTTATCCAGAATCTTTTAATAGAATTGGAATTGACCCATCTGACATTGCATCCAAGCAAAAAGATTTAAAAATTATAAATGAAGTATATCCAAATAAAAATTTAAAAAATAAAAAATTTGATATAATTACATCCATAGCATGTTTTTATGATGTTAATGAACCGCAGGAATTTGTTTCCGAGGTTAAGAAAAATTTAAAAGAAAATGGCATATGGATAGCTGAGTTTGCGTATTGGCCATTAATGTTAGATAATCTCGCCTTTGATCAAGTACTCCTTGAACACTCTTGCCATTATTATTTATTTCCATTTGAACAATTATTAAAACAAAGTGGATTAAAATTATTCAGAGCTGAAAAAACTCAAACCAATGGTGGCTCTATAATGATATACGCTTGCAATGAAGAATGCGATTTATATGAAAAACAAGAATGGAAAGTTAATTTATCAACTTTAAGATTTGAAGAATTTGAAAAAGAATTAGATGAAAATAAAACTTACGAAAATTTTAGAAATAAAGTCAAAGATTATCTTAGTAAATTAAAAAATGTTCTATTAGAATACAAAAATAATAATAAAGTTGTGCATCTATATGCCGCATCAACTAAAATGAATGTAGTTTTAGAAGCTGCGGAAATTAATTCTGACTTAATTCCATATGCCGCAGAAAGAAGTAGTGAAAAATGGGGAGCAAAAACATTATCTGGAATTAAAATAATTTCAGAAGAGGACTCTAGAAAAATGAAACCTAACGCATACATATGCTCGTTGATTGGTTTCAAAAAAGAAATCATTGAAAGAGAAATGGAATACCTGAATGCTGGTGGTGAGATTATATTTTTACCAACATTTGAAGTGATTAAAAATGATTAAAGTCTCAGTAGATGAAGCTCATGCATTCGACATGCTTGCGATATCAATTGTAAAAAAAAATAAAAATAGTTCAGAAATAAATATTTCAAATTTTTTAAATTTAGAAAATGAAATTAAAAAACAAGTTGGAAAAATTTACGACTCAATATTAGATTCTAGTATTTTTTTAAAATTAATTAAAATAAATACTGAAATTTTTGATGCAGTAGATTTAGTTAAAGAAGATAAAGTGTCAGGATCAACAGTTGACAAATTAAACTATCAAAGATTTTTGGCAAAAAAAGAAATTCAAAATATTTATTTTAAAAATAGTTTATCAGAACAAAAAATAGGATATTAAAATGTATAAAAAAAACGCATTAGTTTTAGGAGCTGGAGGTTTCATAGGTTCGCATTTAGCAAATAGATTAAAAAAATTAAATTACTTTGTAAGATCTGTAGATATCAAAAATTCAAATCATTTAAAAAACAATTCTGATGAATTTTTTATCGGGGATCTCAGATCTAATGAATTTTGTGAGAAAATCTTCTCTTTAAGTGATGGTTTTTTTGATGAGGTATATCAATTAGCTGCCGACATGGGCGGAGCAACTTATATTAATGGTGGAGAACATGACGCAGACGTTATGTCGAATTCTGTTTTAATAAACTTAAATGTTGCTAAATCTTGTATAAAATACAAAGTAAAATCTTTATTTTTTTCTTCTAGTGCTTGCATTTATCCAAAAAATAACGAAATAGCTACATGTATTGAATCGGAAGCTTATCCAGCATTTCCAGATAATGAATACGGATGGGAGAAACTTTTTTCAGAAAGAATGTTTAAGGCTTTTGAAAAAAATTATAATTTAAATGTTAAAATAGCAAGATTTCACAGTATTGTTGGACCATATTCGGAATGGAATAGCGGAAAAGAAAAAGCTCATTCGGCATTGGCTAGAAAAGTTTCAAACGTACAAAATGGCGGATATATAGATGTGATAGGCGATGGTACTCAAAAAAGAACTTTTCTATATGTAGAAGATTGCGTTGATGCAGTTTTACTTTTAATGCAAAGCGACACAAAAGAAATTATAAATATAGGTTCTGATTATTTAATTTCAATAAATGAATACATAGATATTTTAAAACAAATTTCAAATAAAGAATTTAATATTAATTACGTACTTGGTCCAACTGGAGTTCTAAGTAGATATTGCAGTATAAAAAAAGCAAAAGAAATTTTAAACTGGAATCCAAAAACTTCTCTTCAAGAGGCTACAGAAATAACTTATAATTGGATAAACAATTTTAAAAATGAATAAAATTTTATTTATATCTCAACCAAATACAGAAAGATCTTCTTGCGGTATCTATTTAATAGGAAAACTATTATCTGAAACTTTGCAGAAATCTAGTAAATTTGATGTAAAAACATATTTTATAAATAATTATTTAGATTTACATAATGCAATACTGGAACACGATCCAATTTGCATTATTTATAACTATCATGAAATTACTACCCCTTGGTTGAATGGGTATGCGTTGAATAAAAATTACCCAAAAATCAAACATGTTATTATTCATCATGACATGCATCAACAGAAAATAAATTCTTATGATCCATCACAGATAGTCGGATTTGAAAATATAATTTGTCCAGATCCGACATTAAAAGGAAATAGAAATGTATTTCCAGTAAATAGATTGATTCCTCCATATAGACCTAGTAGTTATGTAAAAAATGAAATACCAATAATTGGATTTCAAGGATTTGGCGCAGAACACAAGGGAATAAAAAAAATAGCTCATATTGTGCAAGAAGAATTTGATGAGGCAATTATAAGATTACATATCCCAAATTCTTTTTATGGTGATCCAAATGGATGGGCAGCGATGCAAAGGGTCGAAGAAGTAAAATCAATAATAAGAAAACCAAATATAAAAATACAACATTCTCACAATTTACTTTCGACAAATGAAGTTATTGACTTTTTAAATGAAAATACTATAAATTGTTATTTTTATGATTATTTAAATGGCGCTGGATTAGCATCTTCTCCAGATTACGCATTAGCTACAAATAGACCTATTGCAGTAACAAAATCGCATCAATTAAGAAATTTTTTAAATTTAAAACCATCTATTTGCATAGAGGATAATTCTTTAAAAGATATAATTTCCTTTGGGCTAGAACCATTAAAAAACATAAAAGAACAATATTCTGAAAAAAACGTAATCAACGATTATGAACTTGCAATTCAAAATTTATTAAATAATTAAAATAATATGAAAAAAGTATTAATAACAGGAATTACTGGTCAAGACGGAAGTTTAATGGCTGAGTATCTTTTATGTAAATATCAAGATATAGAAGTATATGGCGCTCATAGGAGATTGAGTGTACCAAATCATTCCAATATTCAACACTTAAAATCAAATCCAAGATTTAAAGTGGTTGAAATGGATGTTACAGATCCAGAAAGCGTAAACAATGTATTTGCTGAAATATTTCCAGAATATTTTATTAATTTTGCGGCTAATTCTTTTGTTGGCAATAGTTGGAAAATGCCAAGTAATCATATGCAAACAAATGCAATGGGTGTGCTTTATTGTCTTGAGGCAATTAAAAATATTAATCCAGAAACTAAATTTTATAACGCTGGAAGTTCAGAGCAATTTGGAGATGTGGATTATGCTCCGCAAGATATTAAACATCCATTTAAGCCTAGATCTCCATATGGAGTTTCAAAATGCACAGCCCATCATTTGGTAAAAGTATATAGAGAGTCTTATAATATTTTTGCAGTTCAAGGAATTTTATTTAATCATGAAGGCGTTCGCAGAGGAGAGGAATTTGTAACTAGAAAAATTACAAAAAATGTAGCAAGAATACACAAGGCAATAAAAGAAGGAAAAACATTTGAGCCATTAAAACTCGGTAATATTTTATCACAAAGAGATTGGAGTGATGCTGAAGATTTTGTTCGCGGAGTATGGCTAATGCTAAATCAAGAAAAGCCAAAAGATTACGTACTCTCTTCAAATGAGACTCATACAATTAAAGAATTTGTCGAATTAGCATTCAAGCACGCAAAAATTGATGGCGAATGGATTGGAGACGGAAAGAATAAAAAATATATTGTGCCAAATTATGTACATGATATTTCAGATATCAAAAGTAGCGTTTTAATGGAAATAGATTCTCAATTCTACAGACCAGCAGAAGTTGATTTACTTCTTGGAGATTCAACGCCAGCAAGGGAAGAACTTGGATGGTTGCCAGAAACATCATTTCAAAAATTAGTAGAGAAAATGGTAGACAACGACTTATCGTCATGATATAATGCTTCATGGCAAAAAAATTGAATAAAAAAAATTTGCTTAAGAAGTTTTTGGAAATCCCTAGATCTGCATCTAGGGATTTTTATTCTCGTGAAATGAAGATGCTAAATTCTTTAATAGAAAGATATTCAGAAGAGTTTGTGTTTAAACTTAATTTTGCTAAAAAATTTGACAGCATGGCGGTTATTATATGTGACGCATTCAAGTTGGAGTTGGATAAAAAATTTAGAAACTTCAATTATGAAATTGATTTTTCAAAATATGAAATTTATAAAGTTGATGGAAATAAGCATGGACAAGATTTAATCGTAAAAAGAAAAATTAAAACAATTAGAGATTTTTTAAATGGCTAAAAAAGACGAAAAAATTATTACTTCAAATGAAATTCTTTCAAATTTCTTGAAGACAAACAAAGAAGATCACTTCAATTTCGAGGAGGATTTTTCTTATAAGGTTTCGAGTGGATCTCTTCAGTTGGATCTGCATATGAATGGGGGATTTGGTCCAGGTCTTCACAGATTTTGTGGAATCAATGAAGGAGGTAAAACTTCTCAAGCTCTTGAGGTAATGAAGAACTTCCTTAAAACAGTTCCAAATGCCAAAGGATTTTACATTAAAGCTGAAGGTAGGCTTTCTCCAGAAATGAAAGAAAGATCTGGAGTGCCTTTTGTTTCTAATGCTGACGATTGGAATGTGGGAACTTGTTTTGTTTTTGAAAGCAATATCTACGAAACTGTCGTAGATGCAATGAGGTCTTTGGTTGCAAACAATCAAGAAGGCATTAAATATTACTTTCTTCTTGATGCTGTAGATGGTCTTATTTCCAAATGCGATTTAGATAAAACATTCGAAGATTCAAATAAAGTTGCTGGAGGCGCTGTAATCGCTGCAAACTTCATGAAGCGCATGTCTATCGCCTTGGCAAAGAGAGGGCATATGGCAGTCTTTATATCGCAAGTGCGAGCCGATATTAAACTAGATCCATACTCCAAAGCTCCAATCAGACAAACTTCTGCAACTGGAGGTAATGCACTTCTTCATTTTGCGAATTGGATTTTGGAATTTGAACCAAGATTCAATGGTGATATGATTCTTCAAGATCCAAATAATAAAAAAATAGATCTTGAAAAGAATCCTCCAATTGGACATTGGGCAAAAGTAACTGTAAAAAAATCTCCCAATGAGAAGACCAACTTAACAATTCCATATCCAATTAGGTATGGAAGAAAGAATGGTAATTCTATTTGGATAGAAAAGGAAATTGTGGACTTACTTTACGCTTGGGAATTTATGACTAGAAGTGGCGCATGGGTAAAACCTTCTGAAGAGTTTTTGGAACTAGTTAAAGAAGTGGGCATTGAAATTCCAGAAAACTTCTCTGGGGAAAAGGGTTTATTTAAATTCATTGAAGATAACTCAAATCTCTGTAAATTTTTAATCACTTACTTCAAAAATTCCATTAATGAAATTCAAAACGCTTGATGGAAAAGATAGAGTTGTTAAGAATCTAAAAGACTCACTTATTAAGTGGGATGGAAAAAGCAGAAGCAAGCTTCAGCAAGGAGTTAAATTATTCTTAAAAAAGTATTGGCAAGGAGATGTAGTGTTCGAAGAAATGAGGGTAGCTGGCACTAGGTTATCCTTGGATTTTTATAACGCTAATAAAAAAATAGCAATCGAAGTTCAGGGAGAGCAACATTTTAAATTTGTTCCTTTCTTCCATAATACTAGAGGAAGTTATTTAAAACAAATAAAAAGAGATGTAAAAAAGATAGAATTTTGCGAACTGAATCAGATTCAACTTATAGAGATTTTTCCAAACGATGAGTTAAGCAAAGAATATTTTGAAAATCTTGGAGTTTATTTATAGTGTAAATAAAAATATGGCCAAAAAGAAGGTAAAATTCAATAAATTTGAAATTCCAGAGAATTTTTTGAATACCTTGTATGAGCTAACTGGTTCAGAAAATAAAAATAAAGGTTATATTGTTTGCTATATAGACGAAGATGGAAATGGTCAAATCAAACAAAAATTTGATTCTCAAGCTACGGAATTTGCTTTGACTAAATTTTTAGAAATTTTCATGAACGATAATGCTGAAATGCACGGAATTGAATTTCAGGGAGATGCATTTGAGAATAATGACGGAGAAGACGAAGAAGAGGATTGACAACGACTATGGTCATGCTATCATTTGGTATGATCTATTCTTATGAACTAGAAAAACAGCTTTTAGCTGGATTGATTAAAAATCCTAACTCTTTCATTGACATTTGCTCTTTCGTTTCTGAAAGAGATTTTTATTCTGAAGATTCTGTCTTAAACAAGACTATCTTCACTGTCATCAAACAAGCAATAGAGAACGCTGAAGATGTTGATGATGTTATTATCGCCCAGAGAATCCAATCTCTGGGCTTGTCTTTTGAGGATAATATCAATGTAGCAGATTACATTCGCTCATTGGGAATGAGGAAGGTATCTGAATCCAGTACTGTTAAGGCCGCAAAGGAACTGAAGAAGTATACAATTCGTAGAGAAATCTACGAATCTTCCATAGACGTTGGAAGAAAAATGAAGACGATGGCTCCAGAAAGTTCTTATCTGGATATTGTTAATACTGCTGACAAGATCTATAACTCAAAAATAAATCATTACGAGATCGGTGCCGATACTCCAGAAAATATCTATGAAGATATGGAGTCGGTTATTGAAGAGAGGGGTAATAATCCAATTAAAGAATTTGGCTTGATGGGTCCACACAAGAAGGTGAATGATATCTATGGATCTCTACTTCGCCCAGGCAATATAACCGTCATTGTTGCCAGATCTGGAGTTGGTAAAACCCAGTTTTGCATGGACTATTCGACCAAAGTCGCTGCGCAATACGATATACCAGTTCTTCACTTTGATAATGGAGAAATGAGTAGAGAGGAATTGATGATGCGTCAATGTACAGCCTTATCTGGAGTTCCAATGCATTTGCTAGAGAGTGGACAGTGGAGACAGTGCGGCGAAGCAGTTGTGGAGAAGGTTAGATCAGTTTGGCCAAAGGTAAAAAAGATGAAGTTCTTTTATTACAATGTTGGTGGAATGGATGTCGATGCAATGATCAATACTCTAAAAAGATTTTATTATTCTCAAGTTGGAAGGGGAAATAAGATGATTTTTAGTTTCGACTACATTAAAACTACATCAGAGAAAAGTGATAAAAATGAATGGCAAGTAGTCGGAGAAATGGTTGACAAGTTTAAAAAATGCATTCAAAAAGAAATGCTGATCGATGGAAAACCAATCATTCCGATGATTACATCAGTTCAAAGTAATCGAAGTGGGATCACAAACAATAGAAACTCACAAAATATTGTAGACGATGAAAGCATTGTCTCGTTATCAGATAGGATTATTCAGTTTTGTTCTCATATGTTTATCTTGAGAAAGAAAACTACTGATGAAGTGCAGCAGGAAGCAAATCAATTTGGCACTCACAAATTGATAAATATTAAAGCTAGACATTTGGGATCAGACTTGGTAGGAGCATTAGAGCCAGTTTTACTTGGCGACACTTTGAGAAATAATTTCATCAATCTAGAATTTAAAAATTTTGCTATCACAGAAAAGGGCGATTTGAGAGATGTCGTTCAATTCTTGAATGGTAGAGAAGACTTAGATGATTCAGAATTTAACGGAAGATTAATACCAGATTTCAATGAACTCTAAAATTTATTCATCATTGGTCGAATTAGGCTATGAGCTTTCGGACTTTGGTAATCACTGGAGAACTAAGGCTATTTATAGAGGTGGAGATAATCCTACTTCAGTAATGATCTATAAAGATACTGGAGTTTGGAAAGACTTTGTAGCCAATAAGGGCGCAATGCCATTCAAGAAACTTGTTGAATTAACGTTAAATACTACTGATTATTCAGTGATCAAGAAGTATATAGAAGATTATGCTGACTACAAAGCAGAAGAGCCAAAAGAAAAATTAGAGATGGAAAAAATTTATCCAGAAGAGTGTTTAAAAAAGCTTTTTTCAAACTATGCTTTTTATGAAAAGCGCGGCATTTCACAATCTATCCAAATGATGTATAAATGCGGTTTAGCTTCTGCTGGAAGAATGTATAGACGAATTGTTTTTCCTATTTATAATCTAAATAATCAAATTTGTGGATTTAGTGGAAGAAAATTAGATGAAGACAAAGAAGCTCCAAAATGGAAGCATATTGGATCTAAAAATAATTGGGTTTATCCAGCCTGCATTCCCAATTTTCCAGAGATAAATGATGAAGTGATACTTGTCGAAAGTATTGGAGATAGCATGGCTCTAACTCAAAATGGCTATGAGAACAATTTAGTAATGTTTGGACTAGACTGTAGCAACGCTTTAATAAATTTCTTAATTTCCAAGAATTTAAAATCTATTTATATATCAAATAATAATGACTCTTCAAGTGAGAAAAATAGAGGCTTGATTTCATCAATCAAGGCTTTCATTAAACTTTCTTCATATTTTGATCTTGACATTTTAAAAATTAAACCTCCATTATTAAATGATTTTGGAGAAATGCAGCAGTCAGAAAATTCACTTTTATTTTGCGAGTGGAACAAAAGAGAATCTTTATCAATTAAAGATATCTTGAAGTTCGTAAAGGAAAATGAATCAGAATTCAACAAAACAAAGTTAACAAAATTTTATAAAAAATGTCTGAACGAGTAACGCTATCTGCAAGTAGGATCAAAACAGCTCAATCTTGCAGCTGGCTTTACTGGTTCAAGTATATTCTTAAAGCTCCAGACAAAAGCAATGATGGAGCAAAAAGAGGCACTATATGCCATCTAGTTTTCGAATTGCTCGGAGATGAAAAAGAAAAAAAGAACTATGAAAAAATCATAGAAAAACAAGATGTCTTTGCAAGTGCAAAAGTTAAAAAACTTATATTAACAGAAGCCAAGAATTCAAACGTCGATGATCAAGAAAATCTTGATTTAATTAAAAAGATGACGCTGAATGGATTGAATTACGATTTCTTCGGCGAATCAATGGGAGAAATAGATGAGTCATTCTCCGAAAGAGATTTTGACTTTGATGTTGATGACGGAGAAGTTTCGTATAAAACAAAAGGATTTATCGATAAACTTTTTATTAAAAATGAAAAAGCAATTATTAGAGATTTTAAATCAAGCAAAGATGTGTTTAAGGGAAAAGATTTAGAAGATAATCTACAAGATCTGATGTATACTTTGGCGGTAAGAAAACTTTTTCCAAAACTAAAAAAGATTTATAGTGAGTTTGTATTTTTGAAATTCTCTCCAGAGAAAGGTGTTATAAAAATGTCGCCCGTATCGGATGAAGAATTGAGAGGATTTGAATATCAATTAACTTCAATCCAAAAATACTTGGACAATTTCAATGAAAAGATCGCGATGAAAAATTTTGCTGCAAAAGCGGACTTCCCTAAAGATAATTCTTTTGGGGGACCGCTGCTTTGTGGGTACGCTAAATCTGCGGACGAGAAAAAAGTAGATGGATCTCCTAAATGGTTTTGTCCAGCCAAATTTGCTTTTGAGTTTTATCAAATTAAAAAAGACGGCAAGATTGTGGACTCCTGTTTCATTAAAGAGAAAAAAGAATATGAAAAGAAGTATGCCGAACATGAATTCTTACTTTTTAAGTATGAGGGATGTCCTGCTCACAAAAAGCGTTGACATTTAAGATTAATCATCCATACTCGATTCATGATACCTATCTTTAAGTCAAACTTTTCCATAGGAAAAAGTATACTGACATTAGATGCTCCAGAGTCTTGCCCAGATGAAGATGCAGCAGATTCAATTTTACAGATAGTTAAGGAAAATAATTTATCTCAACTTGTTCTTGTCGAAGACTCGATGATTGGTTTTTTGGAAGCTCACAAGGCTGCAAAAAATTTAAATATTCATTTAGTTTATGGTTTAAGAATAAATTGCTGCAACGATGTCTCTGATGAGAAAAAAGAGCAATCAAAACATAAAATTATTATCTTTGCAAAAGATGACAATGGCTGTAAATTGTTAAATAAAATTTATTCCAAAGCATTTTGTGATCATTCTGGATATGTTGACTGTAAAATATTAATGGAGCTTTGGAATGAAAGTTCATTGAAATTAGCAATTCCATTTTATGACTCTTACGTCCATAATAACAGCTTTGGATTTGGAACTTGTTTGCCTAACTTTATTTTCACTAGTCCACATTATTTCATCGAGCGTAATCATCTACCTTTTGATTCGTTGCTCGAAAGACAAATAAGCGAAATGACAAAAGATCCGATTTTAGTAAAAACAATTCTTTATAAGAATAAAAAAGATGTTTTTGCATTTCAAACTTACAAATGTCTAACTAATAGATCGTTTGGAAAGGAATCTTCATTATCAAGTCCAAATTTAAACCATTTTGGATCTGATGAATTTTGCTGGGAAAGCTTCTTAGAAGAAAGTAAAAAATATGGAAGACCTGCTACGGTTTAAATTTGATCAAAAGTATTTAATTCTCGATACTGAAACTGAAGGTCTTAATTTAGTGTCTTCAAGACCTTGGCAAGTTTCATGGATCACTGCTCAAGGAAAAACGATCAAATCTAAAAATGATAGATTTGTCAAATGGCCTAATCTAAACGTTAGTCCAGATGCCGCAAGAATAACTGGATTTAATCAATTTGATTACGAATCTAAAGCCGAAGATCCCCTAAAGGTTCTAAAAGATTTATGGTCAGTTATAACTGATCCAAGCTACATAATTGTCGGACAAAACTTACTTAATTTTGATGTTTATATTTTAAATGTTTTGCGAAAGCATTGCAATTTAAATTGTGATTATTCTTATGTTCATAGGATTCTAGACACCAGAGCATTGGCAATGTCTATCGCTATGGGCAACAAAGATATTGACAAGAATGATATTTTAACACAGTATAAATACATCTCTCATCGAGATAAAAAAATCAAAACAAGTCAAGCTGCATTATTGAAACAGTACGAAATTGAGCATGATCCATCAAAGTTACATAACGCTCTTTACGATATTGAGATGACGTTCAAAATCTTCTTAAGGCAAATACAAGAAATTAATATTTAAATGTTCTCAGATTTTCAAAAATATCAAAGCCCAACTGCTGCTGGGGTTCTTTTGCCAAAAATTAAAATTGAAGATAAATATTACAAGATGTTGAGTACTCCAAACTCAATATCAAATTATGACTTTTTAAGACGGCTGGCATTCAAAGGAGTTAAAGATAAAAAAATTGATTCTTTTGAAAATAAACAGGAATATTATGATAGGGCAAAAACTGAATTAACGATTCTTGAAGATCTTGGTTTTATTGATTATATTCTATTAAACTGGGATATTTTAAATTTTTGCCATGAGAATGAAATTCCTACTGGTGCTGGACGAGGTAGTGCAGCGGGAAGTTTAATTTTATATCTTATTGGTGTAACTAAAGTAGACCCTATTAAATATGGATTATTCTTTGAAAGATTTGTTTCTAAAAGTCGTGCAAGAAAAATCGTCGATAATAATGTTGTTTATCTTGACGGTTCTCTGCTTGCGGATGTTGACAACGATATTGCTTACGAAAGAAGAAAAGAGGTTATCCAATATATTGAAAACAAATTTAAAGGTAAAACGTGCAAAATTCTTACGATGAACACATTGAGCGGAAAGCTCTGTATTAAAGAATGTGGTAAAATCGTTGGAGAATTAGAAGAATCAAAAGTCAATGAAGTTAGCGAATCTATTCCTAAAAAATTTGGCAAAGTAGCTCCATTAACTCAAGCCTTTCAAGAAAGCGATAAGTTTAGAGAGTTCTGTAATGAACATCCAATGGTTTATGCGGTAGCTAGAAAACTTGAAAATTTAAATAAAAATACTGGAGTGCATCCTTCTGGTATTGCAATTTCTCATGATGAATTGACAGATTTAATGCCAGTTCAAAAAACTGGAGATGGCGATTTAGTTTCTGGATACGATATGAATAACGTATCAGAACTAACGGTTAAATTTGATATTCTTGGATTAAGAACTCTTTCAGTATTACAAGATGTCTGCAAACAAACTGGAGTAAATTTGATGGATATTGATTTGTCTTCAAATTTAATTTATGACTATTTAAAAGATCTTCAGAACCCACAAGGATTATTTCAAATTGAAGCAGATACAAACTTTAGAGTTTGCCAAAAGGTTAAACCAAGAAGTCTCGAAGAATTATCTGCAGTAGTTGCTATTGCTCGTCCAGGTGCTTTAGAATTTTTACAAAATTATGCGACTTATATTGAAAGTGGAAACTTTCAAAGCGTCAATCCATTCTTTGATGAAGAACTCTCCTATACTGGAGGAATTCCACTATATCAAGAACAATTGATGAAAATGGCCGTTAAGGTTGGTTTTACATTAGATGAATCTGAGCAGTTGAGACGAATTGTCGGTAAAAAGAAAGTCGATCAAATTGAAGCTTGGAAACAAAAAATTGAAGACAAAATAAAAGAAAACAATTTGACAGAAGAAATCGGCAATGTTCTCTGGAAGGTTGCAGAAGATAGCGCTAACTATAGCTTTAATAAATCGCATAGTATTTCTTATGCAATTCTTGCAGCATGGACAGTTTACCTTAAGTTTAATTATCCAAAAGAGTTTTTCTTGAGCCTCCTCAAATCAACTCAATACGAACCAGATCCCCATGAAGAAATATCAAAGATCTCAAAAGAATTGATATACTTTGATATGAGATTACTGGCACCAGACTTAATTAAATCTGATTCTGATTTCAAAATTGAAAATCGTGACATAAGATACGGTTTGAATTCAATCAAGGGAATATCTACCAAAGTGCTGGAATCGTTAATTGATTTTAGGCAAAATAGTTTTTCAAATAAATATGATTTATTTATTGCTGCAAAAGAGTCTGGTTTAAATATAGGGGCTCTGTCAGCATTGATTCAAGCTGGAGCTTTAGATAGCCTTTCAAGCGATAGATGCAGATTGGTATTGGAGGCTCAGACCTTTAATATTCTTACTGATAGAGAGAAAATACAATTTGTTAATATTGGATCAATATATAACTTTGATATTCTTAATTCTATAAAAGACGTTGTGTCGAAAGATATGATTGGAGATGATAATAAAAAAATCATGACCCCTAAAAGATTTGAGACTTTCAAAAAGAAATACGAGCCATATAAGGAAATCTACGAAAAAAATATCAAACATCATAAATTCGCTAATTGGTTCTTTGAAAAGAAACTCCTTGGTTATAGTTACTCTTATAACATTCGAGATATCTTTAAAGATTCTGATGATAAAAGATTCACTAGTAGTCTAGAATTTAGGGCTACCGAGAACAACTCTAACATTAGAGTAGTTGGATGGGTTTCAGAAGCAGAGAAAAGAACTAGTCGCAATCAAAACAAATACTTGAAAATAAATCTTCAAGATGAACTGGGATCAATAACGGGTATGCTAATGGATGGAAGGGATAACAAAATGACTCAATATTTTGAAAATGGTGGGAAAATACCAAAAGAGGATAGCGTAGTAGTATTGACAGGTCGAAAATCAAACGATACAATGTTCTTGGACAATCTTTTCATTTTGGATGAGAAGATTTATATGAAATTGTCTGAATTGAAATAGTGTAAAATATGGAGATGGAAAAATATAATCTTGTTCCTAGAGTTAAAAAAGTTATTGAGTCGGCCATAGAATTAGGTAATAAATATAAACATAAAAAAATAAATAATGCCCATATATTATGCGCCATACTAGAACATGCGTCTTTGCCAATTAAAGCTGTTTTTTCAAACTTTAAAATAAATAATGATGGTTTAAAAAAATCATTACTATTGGAACTTCCAGTAGCTGAACCTAATTTATTTTTAAGAGAAGATGATGAAGATTGGTGGAGTTCAGATATCGAACAAGCTCTAAAATCTTCTTTTAAATTATCAAAAAGTTTGGGCCATGAATTCATAGGTATTGAACATTTAACATACTCAATACTTAAGAATGATAAAGTTTTAAATAAATTTTTATTATTTAAAGAGTTTCCATTAGATGAAATTGCAGAAGCAGTAATTAATCTTTTAGATCCAAATGAAAAATCATCATCTGATAAAAAAAATGAAGAAAGTGAAAATTTAAATGAAGAGAAATTTGAAAAAAAATTCTGTACAAAATATTGCCATAATCTAAATGATTCAGTACTCAAATACGAATGTAAAATTGAAGGTAGGGACGAAGAGATTTCAAAACTAATAGAAATCTTATCTTGTAAAATTAAAAATAATGCTATATTAGTTGGCGAAGCTGGAGTTGGAAAAACTGCAATTGTAGAAAGATTAGCTCAAATAATTAATGCAAATGAGTGTCCAATTTTCTTTTCTGGCTATAAGATTTATTCTTTAGATCTTGGATTAATGGTAGCTGGTACAAAGTATAGGGGTCAATTTGAAGAACGATTCAAAGGTCTTATGGAAGAATTAAAAGAAGACAAACAATCAATTTTATTTATCGACGAGATTCATTCTATAGTTGGGGCTGGATCTACAGAAGGATCGTTGGATTTAGCAAATATGATTAAACCCGCCTTAGCGAGAGGTGAAATCAAATGTATAGGCGCAACAACCCAAGCAGAATATAAAAAATATTTTGAAAAAGATTCCGCTTTAAATAGAAGGTTCCAAGTCATTAATATTGAAGAGCCTAATAAAAAACAAACTTTTGAAATTCTAAAAAAGGCTAAAGACTCTTATGAAACATTTCATGGAGTTACTTATGACGATTTAATTATTGATAAAATTATTACTTTATCTGAAAAATATATGCCTTATAGAAAATTTCCAGATAAAGCTTTTGATATTTTGGATAGGATAGGAGCAAAAGGAAAAATTCAAAAATTTGAAGTTCCCCAAAATTTAAAAAACAAAGAAAGTGAAATAATTGATTCAATGGAAAAGTTTGATCTTTCTTTGCAAGAGAATAAAGATAAATGCGAAAAAATGCTTAGAAGTTTCTTAACTAAAAGGAATGCTTGGATAAAAAAAACAGCAAATTCAGTTTTTACAATTAATGAACAGCATATTTTAGAAATATTCTCTAAGATTAGTGGGCTAAATGTAGATAAAATAAAAACAGAATGTACGGATAATTTCTTATCGTTAAAAGAAGAAATTGAATCAAAAATATTTGATCAGTCGCAAGTAATAAATAAAATTTATGAAGTTCTTTTGTGCGCAAAAGCGGGAATAAAAAAAACAAAAAAAACAATAGCTAATTTTTTATTTATTGGTTCGACGGGAGTCGGTAAAACGTATACAGCTAAAGTTATAGCTGAAAAATTCTACAATAAACCAAACTCATTTCTCCAAATAGATATGGCAGAATATGTTGACAAGAATTCAATATCTAAATTAATTGGAGCAACAGCAGGATACGTTGGATATGAAGAAGGTGGTCTTTTATCCGAGTTTGTTCGCAATAATCCATTTTCTTTAATTCTTTTTGATGAGGTTGAAAAAGCTCATCCAGATATAGTTAATATTTTATTAAAAATCATGGACGAAGGATCAATTGTGGACAACTTTAGCCGTAAGATTGATTTTTCTAACACTATAATTGTGTTAACTGGAAATATTGGTGCAGAAACTGAAACGACGCGCTCAATGGGCTTTGTGAATCTACAGTCAGCCGAAAATAGAAACAATGATTACGAAAAAGCAGTAAAGAAACAATTTAAACCAGAATTAATATCAAGACTCGATGAAATTTTAGTATTCAATAGTAAATTTTCAAAAGAAGGTTTATTTAAAATGATTTCAGAAACAATTTCCGAAATTCAAGACTCCCTAAAGAATAAAGATATAAAATTAGAAACTTCAAATGAAATTAAAAATTATTTATATTCTTTGATTGAAAAAGAAGGTAATAATGCAAGATCAGTACAAAAAATATTAAAAAATAATTTTGAATTGCCGCTATGCAAATTTTTAGTTTCGAATCAAAATTTAAATAAAATTTCTCTAAAATTAGTTGACAATGATATCTGCTTCATGTAGTATCTTGTGTATATGAGAACCAGAAATACTACAACTAGCAAAAGAACGACAGCTCTATTTGACCGTATTGCAAATACTGCGGGTCGTTTTTTTGGAGTAACCCTGCAGAATGGTGAACGCATTAATGCCCAATATCGCAGCCAATCGGAGCGATATTTGGTAGTTTATGATCGTAATCAAGCTCGCAACCGTCGCCTCCTAAAAACCAATGTTAGTGCAGCCACTGTCTAATAATTAAATTAGGTTAATTTAAACCCCGTCAAGTTTACTTGACGGGGTTTTTATTTATAATGTAATATATAGAATGAATATTACTACAGCTTTCAACAATAGATGTTTTTTAATACCAAGAGCTGATTTTTCAAGTTCTTCTCACGAGGAATTGATTAAATTAATATTTCAAAAACATGGTGAATCAAAAATAGATAAAATTAAAATTATTGATGAAAATGACGATTATGATTCTTTTCTAGTAGAGATAGGAGACAAAGGATTTTGTTTAAAAATTTCATTTGATCAAGTTCCAATCTTCTATGAATTCATGGTCTTGAAAGGTATAGAACATTTAAATATCGCTCCAACAGCGATAGATAGAAATGAAATAGATTTTGGAAAAACTGTTTATTACACAATTCAAACTTTTGAATATTCAGAAAATTTAATGAGTATTGGTGGTTCAAATATTCTGGAAAAAAAATATATAGATTTTAATAAAGCTTTATCTAAAATGCATTCTTATACTCCGCCAGAATTTGCAATTCCACATTTAGATGATACATTATCTTTTTTAGAATATCAAAATGTAAATTTTGATAAAATAATTTCTTATGTAGATAATGGGGAAGAAGAGATTTATGAATTTATAAAAAATGTATATAAAGAAACTTATGAAGAAATGATGCATATTCACGAATCCCTAAAAAATAAATTAACTTTAAAAAAACTAGTGCATGGGAATTTAGATACAAGTACTGTCATAACAAATTCTTTTAAATTTAAATTTATTAATTTTGAAAATTGTTTTGTTGGAAATCCTTTTTTCGATTTAAGTAATTTAGTTTTTGAATTACAAATGGATGGATTGAATGAATTTGATTTTGTAACAAAAAAAATGGAAGATTCTGGTCTAGTAAAAAATAGACTGAAAGCTTCAAGCTATATAAATGAATATAAAATATGCAAGCAAATATGGACCAGAAAAAGATTTTTAGATATCTTAAAGGAATATACAAAAGAAATTATTGTTCTAAATGGATCTAGAATTGGAAAAATGAGCAAATTAGCGCATGAATTTTCAAATCATTTTTATCGATTTGATGAAATTGATTGCTTTAATAGAAATAAAGATGTTTTTGTTAAAAAGTTTTCAGATTTAATTTTGAACGAATAAAAATATTTCGGCAAGTATCAATGGGTAATATTCTAGTAATATCTTCCAATCTAATGGGAACGATATTTCAGTTATATTTCTTAATAAATTTTTATAATTTATTATTTTATTTTTTAATTCTTCATTATTCAACTCTAGAGCCTTGACAAAAGCTATATCTAGTTTTTCAAATAAAAATTCTCTGATAGTTCTTAACTCTTCCTTTTTTAATTCTATAGCGATATTTATATTAATATCTGGAGATTTTTTATCATTATTCCAAAAGAAAGCTGGGTAAAATTGCATTGGCAATTGATTTTCTGTTTTTACATATTTATAAGCTTTTGGATTTACCTTTTGCACAAAAGCAATGCATTCATCTATAGAATTAAACTGATTTATCGTTAAACCATAATTTGTATTTGTGTATAAAGTATACATAATTAATAGCTAAAAATTGTAAAAGTCCCTGTTCCATTTAAAGAGTTATTACCTATAGAGTAATAATCTCTACGAGATACTGTAGTGCAGGCTGGAAGTAAATTAAATATTATTTCTCCATAGCTATTGCCGTAAGTTATTTTTTCAAAGTTTCCAGTAATATAATTCCCAACTGAAGAAACATTTTTGCCAGCACAATTAACTAAAGTGGAAAACAATGGAACTTGCACAGAACAACCGTAAGATCCTAATGGACCCCAAGAAGCAGCTAACCCACTAGTTCCATTTGCGAATCCAGTTGAAATTATACCACTTTGTAAATCTGCAATATTTCCACTACTTCCAGAATAATAACCAAATCCAGTTCTTAAATATCCAGACATTTCACTGAGTGAACTGTAGCCAGTTCGAACTCCACCAAAAGCGTCAAAACATCCTACGGGATGAAATTGTAAATCAAAAGTAAATGGAGCTTTTACAGTTTCATTTAAAGCTAAACCATACAAAACATATGGATTATTCCATTGACCAGTTAATCCAGCTCCAGTTGGAAGATATCTCAAAGGGGTAGTTCCAGATGCCGCAATACCAGTTATTGGTAAAGTTACTCTGCAAACATTATATCCAGTCAATAAAGTAGGAATACCACTTTTTAAAGAAAACACGCCCCAAGCTTTTGCTACGTTTGCAGCTTTAATATATCCAGCGCAATTTGTTCCAATATGTAATCCAGAAGCCCCAAGGCATGTGATTGCAGTTCCCCTCTGACAAACTGTTTGAAATACGCCCAAGTCCCCAGATACATAAGTAGCTCCAACAATACATTGTCCACAGGTTAAAGAGCTTGCATAAATATTTGGAGCGCATAGAAAGGAGTTTGGTGTTACTAAACATGTGCATCCATTAAATGAATTTAAAGAAGTCGCTGTTCCAGTAGTGCAAATATTATTAAATATACCACTACCAGTCGTACTCATATTGCCACTCCAGCAAACATTTCCTTGAAATGATTGACTAAATCCATCTCCAGCAGCTCTGGAAACAAAAGTATCGCCAACAATTACATGATTTAAAATTTGACCTGCAAATCGACAAACTTGCATACATCCATACATTTCAAATTTACCAGATAACTCAATATTTCCTCCAGATACGCGCAAACTAACTCCAGTAGCTTTAGAAAAGCAAGTATCACACAAACGAGAAGATCCAGTATTTACTATTCCATTAAAAAAACAAGTCAATCCAGAAATTACATTGCAATCAGCTGATGACCCAGTAACTCTCAATGATCTAAAACATTGAGATGGTTGAGTATAAATAATATTTTTTGCTAAAAAGATGTCGCAAAAATATCCAGTTGCTCCAGATATGCAATTTTTTGTAGTTAAACAATTATTATAAACATCAATTCCAGAACAAAAATAAGCACACTTTCTAAAAACAGACATTGAATCTACGTCAAAACCAGTTGAAAGAGCACCCTTAGAAATTATACATCCAGTTCCGCTAATAGTATTTATGCATTGCAAAAAAGTATTTCCATAATTAGTGAATGAATAATTCGATAAGGGAAATCCACTTAAAGCGACACTATTGCCACTAATGCAAACTGAATCTCTTAATCTACTATTTAAAATTAAATCTCCACTTCCAGAAATATTTACCTTTGTAGATTGTTGACAAATTAAAAAAATTAAATTATCTTCAGTTTCAGAATTAAAAAATCTTAATGAATGAGTTGGCGCTGGATTAGTATCTTTTAAAAAAAGAGTTGGTTCAGCGCCATATACTTGTAAACCTTTAAAATTTGTGTTTATTCCACTGCCAAGTGAAAAAGTTCCATCATTAGAAAAACTATAAACTGATCCATTTCCAGATAAATTTAAACATCTAGCGCTTGGAATATTTAAAAAAACGTCAGCACAAGTTTCTTTAAAATCTATTTTATTTTTAAAACTCAGCAATGCACAGTTAGCTACACATAAGCCAACATCTCGATTACCATCTTGTATTAAAAATCCAGAAAGAGGCTCAATTGACTGACACTCCCTTAAAGGTCCAATTAAACCTCCAGTTAAATTAGCAAACGTGCATCTGATTGACAAATCTATTTGTCCAGAATTGTTACTTAAAAATAATTCAGCCATTATTATCCTTATCCTTCCAGTTTTTCATTAAATGCGCTATCTTAAGAACGGTGTATAAAAAAGCAGCAGTTAAACCCGCCAACCTTAATCCATTTTCCAAAGAGGTAAAAGATGCCCCTAGAGCTACTATATTAGCCCCTATTACTTTTACACTATCTGGTATATTATCCATGTTTATTTTTACACATTATAATTTATTATTCATAAATGAAGAACATTATTTTTCAAGTAAATGGTGGAATTGGTAAATCTATTATTGCTACAGCGGTATGTAGGGCTATTAAGAAAGCCTATCCAGATTATCGATTAATTGTACTTTCTGGATTTCCAGAAGTTTTTATTAATAATCCAAATATTTATAGATTTTATAGATTGGGTGCTGCGCCATATTTTTATGAAGATTTTGTCAAAGGTGGGGATACAATTTTTATGGTAGACGAGCCATATCTTTCTAAAGGTTACTTATCAAAAAATAAGCATTTATCTGAAGCTTGGTGTGAGATTTTAAATATAAAATACGATGGTCCAAAACCAGATATTTTTTTAAATCCATTAGAAATTAATAAAACTCGCTTCCAATCTCCAGATGGAAGGCCGTTAATGATTTTTCAGCCTTTTGGAGGTGGCTCGAAAGAAGTTCAATATAGTTGGAATAGGGACATTCCTCCACATCAAGCTCAAGCTATTGTAAATGTCCTATCTCAAAAATATTACATAATGCAATTTTGTAGAGAGGATCAAATTAAATTGCAAAACGTGCAACATATTCATGCGCCATTTAGAGATATGTTTGGATTAATTTACTCTAGTCAAGCTAGATTAGGGATAGATAGCTTCATGCAACATGCCGCTGCAGCTTTTGACAAAAAAACAACTGTTGCTTGGGTAACAAACACTCCAATTGTTTTTGGTTATAAAAATCATAAAAATATCAATCCAGATCCAAAATTAAAACCGCTATCAAGTCAAGCTGTTGTGGAAGGTTATGTTGAAGAATATGATTTTTCTGGACACAGAATGCATGATTATCCATATCCAAGCCCAGATGTTTTTGATTTAAATGAAATAATTAAATCTTTTTAAATTATTTAATATAATTAAATCTATCAAATACATATTTTTCATTTTGATATATAATATCTTTAGAAGCCTCGGATATTTCTCTAGAATAAGTTTGTTTATTTGACCATCTTATAAGATACTCATCAGTTAGGCGACTTGCAATTAAATCTTGAAATCTACTTTCTTCAAATACTTCACCAGCGTTTACAAGAGCTGCATGTAGATCTTCGAAGATATTTTCAATTTTACCAATAAAATGCATCTTTATATCTGACGCATATATTGGATCTTCGCCTATATATCTTTTTATTAATTTTGTGTATAAGCCCATCCAAAATGGACCGTAATCTTGAATCCATGTATCAAAATCGGGGCATTGTCGTTCCATTTCATCAAATCTATTACCTTTAGACCAGTGATAAAATGAAGGCCACCATGTATATGGATGCCTAACAAATGTAAAATTATAAGTATTTGCACTTTTAGTCATTTGATGCAAAAATAAATGGCCATACTGCGGTTCCGTGTATCGATATTTTAGCAAATTAAGTTTATTTATAAATGCTTGTAAAAATGTACCAGCGCATTTCGGTATATGTATTACGCTAGATTTTGGTAGTAATAAATTGCTCATAAAAATTGATTTAATTTTTTTAAATCCTCTAATAAAGGCTTTGTCCAGTTTAAATATTCAGGAAAGTTCTTAATATTATCATAATCTGCTAATTTAAAAGGAGCAATTGTTTTATTATATAATTCTTTAGTATATTTTTGCTCTTCATTAAAATTGCATAAACCTGTAAATAATGTAATGTTTGCAGCATGTCTTACATAAACAGACATTATATTATCAAATAAATTTTCTTTAATGTTTAATTGAGAAAGAGGTTCTTCCCTTATAAGACCTCTAATCAATGAATGTCTTTGTAATAATTGCTGCAATGTATTAATTGCATTAATATTTATTAAATGTTTAATTACATATGCAGGAATGCATTGACAATTTGACAGCAACCCCCTTGATAGTTGAACCTCTTCTGGGGTTAGGTTACTAAATGGAAGTTCTTTATTTTTAATATGTTCAAATATAGTAATACGCTGTTTGTGACTGAATTGAGCTGTATTCCAGCAATTCAAACATCCTTCTTTAAATTTTAAATTTTTTATATCAGGAGAAAACCAATCATCATCATCTATAGGTATAATCCAATCATCATCATTTAATTCGTTAAGCTGATTTATTGTGTTTTTTTGCAAAACACTAAAAGTTTTTTGTTCAGGAGATGTCGGTTTATTATAAATTATTCTATTAGAAATAGCAGAAAGAGATTTGAGCTGAATATTATGTAATTCTTTTCTATAATCTTCAACAGATATATTTGAATATTTTTTAAATGCTTGCGTTAATTTTAATACGTCTGGTTTATTTGTTATTTCATTTCCAGGCATAATGCTTTCATGAAATAATGCTCTTACATAAAATACTATTTTATTGTTCATTGATTGTTTTCGTAATTCTTAATAAGAAAATTATTTATAAAATTTATTTTAGTGATCGCATCCAATGGAGGCGCAGTAAAATGTAATAATATTTTTTGTTTTAGACTATATAAGTTATTGAAAACAGTAGATATTAAAGCAACCTTGTCATTAAGAGTGGCATCTGTAATTTTGGCTTTACAGAAATAATGACACATAAATGCTTGTTCAAAAAAATAACCTCCAGGCCATTCGCGCATAAACCAATTTAAATTATTAAAATGTTCGCGCATTTTAATAGAATTGCGAAATATAAATTGACCAGCATTAAACGGATACTGTTTAGCTTCAGTCATTTCAAGAATAAAATCTTGTTTAACTATATCAAATCCATGATGAAAAAATCTATGATGATTAAATATAATATTTTCACCTCTAGCGGTATAAAATTTTTCATGACAAATACATACATTAAATATGTCAGCTACATCGCCAACTGCAATAATATCGCAATCTAGAAATAAAATTTTATCGTACATATCAATGTCTACATAATCATATATTAATGTTTTATTTTTTGATGCTTCTACGCCATCTACTGGCGTTTCTGTAATGTGATATTTTGGTTGAATATGTTTAGTAAACGATTGTTTACTAATTAAATTTTGAGTCACTTTATCAGTAATGAAAAGCACATCAAAATCAAATGTAGAGTGTTTTATAATAGAATTTAAACTATTATTCATTAATTCTACATAACCTTTATCAAAATAAACAGAAAAATATATAAGATTTTTTGTTCCCTTTGGAGCATCAATAGATTTAGAAGTATTTAATATCAATTTTTCTATAGCTGACAAGCATTCAATTTTGCCTTTATTTGTATCTTGAAAAATATTTGATGTATTGCTTTTTATACAATTTTTTACTAGCGCCAATGTTTTAGGTGGCATTAATAGAGCGCTTAAGCTTTCTATAACTTCTGAAATATGTTCAACTTCTGAATCTGAAATTTTTTGCGTTATACAAAATTCCAAATCATCATAGTCATCAAAATTCTCAGCATCCACTTCAACAAGAATGTCAATATTTGGTATTTGAACAATAGTTTCTAAGTTATTTTTTTTTATTTTAATAGAGAGAGAGGTTATACTCTCTCGATTCATAATAATATGCGAAGGTAAAAATATATTTATATTATTATTAATCATATCAAATTAAAATGTCTAATGTTTTTTATTTAATTTTGTCGTATTCCCACGTATTAAACTATACATTATTTAAATATTTCTTAATGAAATCTATTTTCTTTTTTGGATTTACTGGTGGTGCTGAAAAATGAATTAGTGGATATTTTTTAATATCTTTAATCTCAGTGTCGTCAGTATTTATTACAGAAATATAAGAAAGCAAAGATTTAAAATTTGTTAAATTATTTTTGCAAAAATAATAATTCATGAAAGATTGTTCAAAAAAATATTCACCAACCCACATTCCAATCAGTTGGTTCACTTTATAAAAACTATTTTTCATTTTTGAACAATTTTTAAATAAAAATTGACCAGCGTTGAATGGGATTTGATGTTTTTCTGCAACTTCTTTTATAAAATTTGAATCTAAAAAAGCAAAACCATAATATGGAGATTTATGAAATTCGTAATGAGAATGCCTTTTATCAAAGGCAGTGTACAGTATACCATCATGCAAATCTATATTAAAAATATTAGAAATGTCACTCGTGCATATTATGTCACAATCTAAATATAATATTTTTTTATAATTTTTAATCTTCTTAAAATTAAAAATAGAAAGTTTTTGCTCTGAAGCTTGCCAGCCATCTTTTGGTGTCGCCGTTATCAAAAAGTGTAAATTTACCTTTTTAGCAAAATCTTTTTTCAAAATCATCGCTTTTGTTTTTTCATCTGTTATTATTAATATGTCAAAATTCATTATCGATGTTTTAATAATTGAATTTATTGATAGCTCCAATAAATCTACATATCCAGTATCAAAGTAAACTGAATAATAAATTAAATTTTTATTTCCAATAACTTGACTGTTTTTGCAATAATCTTTAAGTAAATTTATTTTTTTTAAAATTTCATTACTTTCAACATAAGAAGTGTCATATTTACCCTTGCATCTAATGCATCCATTTTCTAAAGTTTTTGCTTTTGGTTCTGCGAAAGCTTCGAAAAAAAAATCATAAGTAAATAATTCGCAAATATTATCTTTATAAATTATTCTCCATTGAATTACTTTAATATTTTTTTCGTTATAATTAAATAATTCTACAAAGTTTATTTTTTGGGGGTGATCTATATGAATTTCATTTCTCAAAGGAGCAAAATGCAAATCTTTTTTTTTATCAGATATTTCTAAAAATATTTTTTCAATTGCGTGCAAATTTTTAAGTATTTTTTTAGGAAAATATATTTTCATTCAATTTAGCCATTGCCGCCGTAATTTTGTCCATTTATCGTTACTGGAGGGTGCTGTCTCCAATAAGCTTGATTTCCTTCGTTTCCAACTGGCCTTCCATTTATCCTGCCTTCCCAATGAGGCTCATTACGCTCTTCAGGCGACATATCTTCATACCAGTTAACTCTTTTGTTTAAAGTTTTAGTATATGTTGGAGTTGAATAATTATCGCCACCGCCACCACCATCTTGCTCTTCGCTTTGAGGCGCATACGCATTAGACCAATTTGGAACAGTATCGTCTTCGCTTAAAAATACTGGCGGCTGATCTGGCTGTTGATTTATAAAATATTGATTGTCGTCACCGCCAGCTATAGAAACTGGTCCAGAAACTCTGGATGTTTGATTTTCATCTGTATAAATATAACCATCAGAACCTTTCCACACAGTTTCATTTGTAATCGAATCCGTTATGGGTTGCACGTTTTCACTATTATCTGAAGGAATATCATAAATATTTTGTTCATTTATTGTTGGAATTGCATTCTCTTCATTTATAACTAAATCATAAGCTTGAGATTGATTGCCTTCGATGAATTTAATAGTAATTACTGGATTTATTGGATCATACGGGAAAGAAGCTGGAGTCGAAAGTTCTTTATCTTCATGAAGAACTTTGTTATCATTAGTGGGGATATAGTAAGTTTCTCTTTCTGGATTTGAGTCTGTCCAAGCAGTTAAGATTCTATATGAAAAATCATTAGTTGGCTGAAAAGATTGCGAATCAAGTATTTGAGCAATCATATTTCCAGAGAAGATATAAGTATAAGATCCAAAAATAAATGAATATATTCCAGGTGAATAAAGCAACCCTTCATCAGAAAACATTCTAACTCCAATAACTAATTCATATATTGAGGCATCTGTATATAAAATTATTGATTCCCCATCTTCATCTTGTACTATCCATATTTTTGCTGGATTATTTACTCTGGAATCATTTTCATTAAATGCAGATTCAAAATTTGCAACTTTTCCATTTACTACATACACAATCATTCTATCTACATAAAAATGAAAATTTACTGGAGAAGTCAACTCTTGATTCAAAAAAACTGGCAAACCTATTAATAATAAACTTCTTACTTCAAATAAAGTATAAATATTTTGCTCAACTAAAGTATCACCCCTTGTAATTACCCAAGTTCTATAATCTGGATCAGCTGGAAATAAATCAGTTACCACTCCCATATCTAACTCATATTTTGTATTTGAATGCTGAAAATATCTTCTCAGATATGGAACTTGAAGAGTTGACTTCGAATAAAGTTTTGTGCCAATTGTTAATGCAAAAACATTTTTAGCAGTATAAGCTGTTATTCTTTTCTTTGGCATTTTATTGTTATTTTAATTTGTTGGAATGTCTGGATCTAATGAATAGCCTACCCATCCATTATAGTCACTGATAACTTTCATTATATTTACATTTGCAAGCCAATTAATTTCCGAAGAATTTTCTCCACTTACATATAATGAATATCCAGTAAAATTATTGACACAAAAATCTGCAATTAAATTATTTTTTTGAGAATATATATTAATTATTGACTCATTTAATTGAGTAACTAATGAAGAATCATTTCTAGCAAAATTTGAATTAATGCTAAAAGACCCAATAACCGAACTGTCTGATTTAGATTTCGCCACAACATCAGCTTTCAAGCTTATTAATGCTTTAGGTTCAATTGTAAAATTGAATAAAGAAGTAATACCACAAGAATTTGAAGTTCCATTGACTAAAATTTTACTAACTTGTTCAATGCCAGTTGAACCAGATAAAGTTCCATTAAAATCATATGCTGGAAAAACTATTTCGGAATTATATTGACTAATTCCATGATGAGAAAAAATAAAAGAATTACATTTTTCAAAAATATTTTCGGCAGAAATTGAATAATTATAATTACCGCCAGAACATAAACGTTTTAAACTATTTAATCTTCCAGATAAAGTAGATACTCCAGTAATATCATGTTCATGATATTCGCTAATTTTAAGAGATGCTACATTATCAAATACATTAGTTAGCGTATAATTTCCAGTTTGATTTAAAAATAAATTGCATTTTTGATATTCTTGTAATACGCCAGTAGTAATAACATTTGTTTCTGAAATTTTATCTGAAATAGTGATTAAATTTTGCTTGCAATAATATACCTCATTTGAATCTACATCTACATTACCTAATCCATCTGGAGCATGTCCATTAACATAAAGGACTCCTTCACCAAGTCCAGTAAATGGAATCCAGTTATTTATATTTAAATATGCCTCAGTTCCACTTGAACATAAAATATAATTATTATTATTTATTATATCAATTGCAACATCACCAATATCTGAATTAGATAAAGTAATTAATTCTCCAGTGTTATTAATTGTAAAGGTATCCTTTATTGCATAACTTGATATTAATGAAGGATTAATTGTTATCGAATTATCTTGAAACTGCTCAACAACAACAATGTTGCCAGCAAGTATTCCAGTATTTTGATCGTGGACATCTCCAAGATTTATTAAATTTTCTTTTAAATCTAATTGTTGTTGTAAATTAGAAATTGAATTTATTGAAGTTCCAGATGTCAATAATTCAATATCTTGTGTGGCGTCTAGAATAAAAGTTGATTCTTGTGCGTATTGATATAGTTGCCAATATGGGCCTCCTTGGTAAGGTGGATAGCCTGGATTTGGTTCGCCTTCTCTTATCCAATAAGAATTATTAGCTGAAACTATATTGCCCCAAGCATAACCAGATCCATAATCAAACGCACCAACATATTGAATAGGAGATCCATTGAAATAACCAAGCACTCCACCATTCTCAATGTTTAAATTTGGGTATGGATTGAGATTTTCAGGGAATCCCCTTAGGTAAATATTTCCACTTGAAGCATGGTCTAAAATTATTGCCATATTAATTTTTTATTTTAACCATGTCAAAATTAACCAACCACTTCATGTCGTCGGTCGAATCTCCGCTAACTTTAATTTTTATTGTTCCATTTGAACTTTCCGCATAAGCGTCAGCATAAAAATTCAAACTTGTGTTCACGTATTCATTTATTACGCTTTCTGACAGTTGAAGAGATGCATTTGTTGCGCCTTTAGTTGCCGATCCATCAATTTTAAAAACCGCATATTCAGAAAGTGTTTTGCCAATCACGCAAGCAGAATAATTCGTTAAAGTATTAAAATCAACGCATATGGATGCAATCTCAGTCAATGAATTAGTTGAAGTAGTACATTTAAAAATAATTTTACTACTTTGAGCATCTCCAGTTTCTTGAAAAAATCCAGCAGCATGAGCTATTTCAAAATCTTGAACAGCTTTAGCTCCATAACCAAAAACTGCAGAATAATCACCAAGAGCTTGACAAGAATTAAAATTTTGAGAATTTTGGATTATCGAACATCCTCCACTGCCCAATATGAAAGTTTTTAAAGAATCTAAGCATCCACTCAAGCCAACTATTCCACTTATTGCATGAGTATGAACCAAATTTGCTTTTGAGTTAAAAACTCCAGTAGCATATCCAGTTTGAACATAATTTGTTAATATATTAGTAGCTTGTGTTGAAGTTAAATAATTTCCAGTGACTCCAGTTATAGATTCATTTAAATAACAAATTACAGTTTTTAAATTTTGGCCAACAAAATGCGCATCAGAATCACTTGGATTAATTGAATTTGCATAAATTATTCCACTGGCCACTATTTCAACATCGCCGTTAATTGGAAGAATATTGTTAACGCTAGTTACGCCACCCAATGGAGAAGCTAATGGATACCAATTATTGATATCTTGCGAACTCCCACTAATTAAAATATAATTAGCTGGAACTGCACCAGTAACAATACCAATATCTCCCTTTTGGGCTGCTAAACCAGTAAGCAAACCAGTATCATTAACTAAAAATGTATCAGTAATTGCTAGTTGAGGTAATATTTCGTTAGATATTTTGCCATCGACTCCAACCCTAACTACATTTCCAGTTTGAATTCCGTAATTTAAATAAGCGGCAGTACCCAAATCTCCAGTACCAACTTTAGAATTTAAGGCTGATTGCAATCCAGAAATTGAATCAATTGAAGCTCCAGAACTTAAAATATAAGAAACCCCAGTTACATTTGGAAATGTAAATGTAAAATTGTCTTGCGGCAAAGCATTTAGAGAACCTTTTAAGGTTATATTCCCTGAACTAGTATGATCTAAAATAATTGCCATGATTAAGTACTTTTAAGGTTTTGTATGATTTCGAGTTTAGAAACCCAATTCATTTTTGTGTTATCTGAATCGTAATATTTGTACCTTACTCCCACTCCATTTATTAATTCAGTAACAACACACATTTGATTGTTGCTTCTACTATATAGATTACATGCAGAATTAAAGACTGTAAAAATATCTCCTTCTGATTTTATAAAAGTAACTATTTCAGAAGCAAAGTATTCATTTTTGGTTGTATTATTGCATTCACCTATAGCTACTATATTATTTTTAATTAACCAGCCTTGATTAATATAGTTTTCATTTAATGGTATGTCTAAGCATGCTATTGGATTGTTTGGCTCGCCAAGAGAGTAACTTGATCCTTGAGTATTAAGTTCAGCTATAAAGAAGCAAAATTTTGAAGACTGAGTATAGGCATTTGCTATTTCATAGTTGTTTGTTATGTAACTGCCAGTAGGAGCGAATGCGCCAGTGAGATCGCCAGTCTGGGTAGCAGTCACGTAATCGCCAACAGGAGCGAATGCGCCAGTGAGATCGCCCGTTTGAGCAGCAGTCACGTAATTGCCAGTAGGAGCGAATGCGCCAGTAGATACCGTAATCCCACTTATCGTTAATGAATTAAAGTTTCCACTGTTTGCGCAAACGCTTCCTCCAAAACAAGCATTACCATTTACTGAGTTGATGCAAAATCCAGCGTTTACATTCCCATGAAATACCTTTCCAGTAAAATCATAAGATCCATAAGAATCTAATGCGCAATGATAAACAGATAGTCCTAAATTTGTTGGATTGATCGGGTGACCCCATTGCAATCTAACTGGATAAGCATTGCCAGATATTAACGATAAATTTCCTATACTACAATTTCCACTAATATCAACATTTGCAACACAGTAATCATTTACCGCTTTATCCCCTATCCAAAAATAACTCAATTCATCGGCATATGTATAAAATGAAAAATCATTAGTTTCTTGAGGAATGAAATATCCAAACCATTCCCAAGATGTTCCATTTGAAAGAGCGCGATTTGCGGCAAAATTAGTACTATTTTCAAAATTTTGTGATTGGGAAATAATACCAGTTAAATTTCCAGAACCATCAACTGCTTCCCACGATTCTAAATCGAAAGATTTAAAGGCAGTCCCTGGATTTTCATCGACTACTATCCAATAAGATTCATATGTTGGAAATTGATTATAATAATATATCGTTGTAGTACCTGTACCAGTGAATGAATACGCTCCTTGATTGGAGGTTGTATTGTAAATTCCATTTATGCTTGGATTAGATAAATCATTTCCAGTTAAAGTTAACTGAGTAATTATTGGTTTTAATGTAGCAGTTTTAAACCAATCTGGATCGCCATCAAAATATCCATTGTATTGAGTTCCCAATAATCCATCAGATAAAGAACCTCCTTGAGTTATAGTTCCTCCATATATTGAACCAACTTCAATTTCAGAGAATGTTTTTTTGTTGGAAATTGTTTGATCTCCAGTTAACAAAACAACTTCCGATTTTAAAACAAAATTACCTGTTTCGTTTGTGAGAACGTAATTGCCAGTAGGAGCGAACACGCTGGAGAGGTCGCCAGTTTGGGTCGCAGTTACGTAATCGCCAGTAGGAGCGAACACGCTGGAGAGGTCGCCAGTTTGGGTCGCAGTTACGTAATCGCCAGTAGGAGCGAATACACTGGAGAGATCGCCAGTTTGTGTAGCTGTAACGTAATCG